AGTTAAATCTAAAACATTATTAGATTCTAATGGTAATAATTTTGGATTGACTCACAGTGATTTATCATATAATCACACTGCTTGGTGTTTACCATATTATGATAGGTTAACAAATAAATTAGGGTTTATTATTTGGAATTCTGAAGAAAATAATGGAACTATAAATGTTAAAGTAGTTTACAACGATGACCAAGTGATTAATTTTGGTGATGTACTATCACAACATTGGGTTATAAAAGACATTGATGATTTTAATAACGCAAAACAAATGGTAGTTATTTTAAATGATAAAATAAGAAACATTTTTAATTTTGAAAAAGATGGTGAGATGTTTAAAAAAGTAAGTTTTAGAGAAGAGTTTAATAAGTAATGAAAAAAATAGTATTAGTTTCTACATTTTGTAATAATGAAGAAAAACAAAACGTATTAAAGGAAACCGTATTAAAGGTTAAAGAAATGGAAATGGATATTATGGTTATTAGCCCTAACTTTATTCCTATTAGACAAGACATTATTGATTTATGTGATTTTTTCTTTTATACAAAGGAAAATCCATTATTAGGTTGGCCTGTTAGACAATATACTCATTGGTATGAAATGCCTATTTCTGATAAAAAAACATGTTGTATTCATAGAGGATTTTATGATTATGGTTGGGCTGCGTTATATCAAACAAAAAAACTTAGTCAATTTGCTTTAACTTTTGATTATGATATTTTTCACCATATTATTTATGATTTAGAATTTGATGATGAAGTCGTTAATGAATTCCTATCAGATGAGGTAAATTTGATTCATGCTCGTAGAAATCCAAATAATCTAAATGAAATATGGGAAACTACATTACACTTTATGACTTTTGATAGGTCAATGATGGAATTAATTGAAAAAGAAATTACTTTAGATAATTATCTTAGTGGTAATGGGGTTGCTGAAGGTGAAGTGTTAAAATGGAAAAATAAATTTAATTTAAAGACATCAAAAAAGATTATTAAAGATAGAATTTTTTATTGGGAAAATTACGATTTTTTTAATTATTCACCATTTAACGAGTTTAAAATGTTTATTAGTAAAAATGAACCAACTGATATTTGGTTAGGATATACAGAAAACCCCTACAAAACTAACCTTACAGAAAATTTAAGAATTGTTTTTCATGATTTTGAAAACATTAATAATGTAAATATAAAAATTAATGGAGATGATTATTTAATATCTCCAAAACCATGGGAAATAATTGAATTCCCTATAAGTTCTCAAAACATCTATGAATTAGTATTTACATACAATAATAAAACAGTTGATTTTACTAGTGAATACAATAGTATAATGATGAATCAAATATATTACAATTATAGATAATATTTTAATTAAAATGAAAAAAGTTATAGTAACAGGAACCCGAGGTTTTATTGGATTAAACCTTATGAAAGAGTTAAACAAACAAGGATATTTAACTCATGGATTTGATGATTCTTATTTTTTGTTAGAAAAATGGGAAAAGGATTTACTAAAAACACTTGATACCTTAAACTATGATGGTGTATTCCATGTAGGAGCTTGTTCTGATACATTAGAACAAAATGTAAATTATATGATGACTCGAAATTATGAGTCAACTAAAATAATTACAGACTGGTGTAAACAAAACAATAAACCTATTATCTATTCTTCATCAGCCGCTAATTATGGAACTAATAATCGTTATCCTTCAAATTTATATGGTTGGAGTAAATACGCTGCCGAAGATTATGTAAGGTTAAATGATGGAATCGGATTACGTTATTTCAACGTATATGGTCCTGGTGAAGAACATAAAGGTAAAATGGCCTCTGTTGCTTACCAGATGACTCAAAGATACAAAGCAGGTGAGGAAATTAAATTATTTCCACTTAAACCAAAACGTGATTTTGTTTATATTAGAGATGTAGTAAGTGCTAACATTTATGCTTTTGAAAATTATGATAAACTAAAAGGAAACTTTTATGAAGTTGGATTTGGAGAAGCAAGACCTTTTGAGGATATTATGGATATTCTAAATATTCCCTTTACTTACCATAGTGAAGATATAATCCCGAAAGGTTATCAATTTTTTACTTGCAGTGATGAAACCAAATGGATGTCAGGATGGAAACCAGAATGGAATTTAGAAAAAGGATTAAATGATTATAAAGAACAACTATGAAAATAATTGAAGTTTTTGGATTAGCTCGTTCAGGCCATCATGCTGTAACCAATTGGTTAATTAAAAATTTATGTGGTGATGAATGTGCTATGGAGTGGAAATTAAGTATAATGAAAAATGGTCTTTTTTACATAAATGAAGGGAATTTAGATACTGAATTAACTCTTAAATACATTCAAAACCATAAAGATAACATACGTGTATTAATCCTTTCTTATGAAAATTGTAATACTAATTTTTCAATACTAAACAATAATAGAATATACGATAGCCCCTTATCCCTAAACAATCCAGACATTAAAAACTTTACTGAAAATTATCGAGTTATTTTTCTTAGAGATTTTTATAATAATTTAGCTTCTCGAATTAAATCGAATGAAAAACAATTAACAAAAACTAGAGAAGGTGTAGTTTTTCCTTGGGATGTAGAAAAAGAATTTATTGAAAAATGGAAAGATAGTGCTCGAAATTTTGACTCAAATAATTTTATTTCCCTAAAATTTGAAGATTGGTTAAATAATAAAACTCAACGAAATAAATTTTTAGAAAAAATTATAAAAACAGGCGAAATATATGATAATCGTGTTAGAGGAACTCATTCTTCTTTTGGTGATACTAAAGGAGTTATGGATCGTATTAATATGGTTGATATTCCTCAAACAACAAAAGAATTAATTAAAAAAGACACCGAATTACATTATTTAATAGGTGCTTTAGGATATGAATATAAAGAAACATGAACAAACCTAAATTATATGTTCACGGTTCCTATGTAGGAACAACAGGTTACAACAACCACACCCGAGACTTTTTTAGAGAAATATCTAAATTTTTACAATTAAAAATTAGAAACTTTACTATTGGAAAATCTTGGGATGGTATGTCTGAAACCCCTCATGATGGAGAAAAATACTTAACAGATCACGATAAATCTTTGTTGTATGAACAAACTTTATGGACAACTCCTCCATTTAGGGAAGACCATAAAATTTACCCTTCAGAAGATAAGGAATTTAAACATGACTTAAATTTAGTTTTAAGTGAAACTAACCACCATTATTTTTATGATAAATACAAAGGTCCAAAAATTGCTTATAACGTATGGGAATCAACAGAACAACCTTATGATTATTTTGATAAATTAAAAGAGTTTGATGAGTTGTGGGTTCCCTCTAAATGGCAAAAAGAATGTTCTATTAAACAAGGTTATCCTGCCAATAAAATTAAAGTTGTTCCCGAAGGTGTAGATGTAGATACATTCTACCCAGAACAAGTAGATTTATTAGATGAATATAAAGATGGCAGATTTAAGTTTTTGTTATTTGGTAGATGGGATTATAGAAAATCAACCAAAGAGATTATTCAAACTTTCTTAAAGACCTTCTCACCTGAGGAACCTGTAGATTTGGTTGTGTCAATTGATAATATGTGGGGTGAGGAAATGGATGGTTATAAAACAACTGAAGAACGATTAGCTGGTTATAATTTAATAGATCCTAGAATAAAAATTGTTCATTTCCCCTCTAGAGAAGACTACATCAAATTTATGAAAACAGGACACGTATTTTTGTCTTGTGCTCGTTCTGAAGGTTGGAATTTACCATTGATTGAGGCTATGGCTTGTGGGACTCCTTCTATTTATTCTAATTGTTGTGCTCAATTAGAATTTGCTGAAGGTAAAGGTTTCCCTGTAAATATTATAGGTGAAAAAGCAGCTAATGCTAATGATTATGGTAGATACACAATGAGTGATTTACCTGGTAACTATTACGAACCAGATTTTAACCATTTGTCTCAAGTAATGAGGCATGTTTATGAAAATTATGAACAATGTAAACAACAATCACTAAAAGATTCAGAGATTATTAAACGTGATTTTAATTGGGAAAGAATTGGTGAAATTGGTTATCAAACTATAATGGATTTTCATAACAATATGGATTACGAACATTATAAAAATTTAATCCCAGCAGATAAAATAAATGTTAGTTATTTAGAAGGTCCTAAAGTAGAAATTAATGGAGACAACGATAATTCATACGAAATTGAATTTTTAGATGAAAACAATACTGTAGTTTATAACGATACAATCACAAGTAATATGTGGACTTCGTGTTCTAGAAAGTATTATACCAAATGGAAAATTAAAGTCAATGGGAGAATTGTAGATGAATTTGATTTAACTAATAAACGTGTATTAATTAGTTTTGAGTCAAGATCAATTGGAGATACCATAGCTTGGGCTCCCTATGCTGTTGAATTTGCTAAAAAACACAACTGTAAAGTTATTTTAAGTACATTCCATAACAACTGGTTTAAAGGATTAGACGCTTATAAAGATATTGAATTTGTAGAACCCGGAAGTACTACTCAATGTTATACTGTATACCGAATTGGTTGGATTCGAGGAGATTCAGAAAAATGGGATCGATTTGATTTATACCCAAATCCACCCCAATCTCAACCATTACAAAAAACAGCATCTGATATTTTAGGTTTAGAATTTAAAGAATTAAATCATGGTATTAAATTTACCCCTAAACCTAAATCTACTAAAACAGACTATATAGTTATAGCTCCTGAATCAACAGCTGGTTGTAAAGAATGGCCTCATGATAGTTGGGTAATTTTGTCTAAAATGTTACGCGAATTAGGTTATACAGTAGTTACTCTTACAAGTAAACCTTATAATATTAAAGGTAACTTAAATATTCATGGTAAAACCTTAAATGAATCTATGAGTATTTTATATAATGCTAAATTTTTAGTAGGACTAAGTTCAGGATTATCTTGGATTAACTGGGCTTTAGGAAAACAAACAGTAATGATTAGTGGTTTTACTCAAAAAGATCATGAATTTCAAACTAATAATATAAGAATTCAAAATGAACATGCTTGTAACTCATGCTGGCAAAACATTAATTTTGTTTTTGATCCTGGAAATTGGGATTGGTGTCCTATTTGGGAAGGAACTGAGAAACAACACATTTGTGAAAAATCTATTTCTCCACTAACCGTATTTAATAATTTACCAATATGATTGATTTAAGCAATTTTGATTGGGGTTGGATGAATCACCCCTTAATTAATGAAAACAACCAAGAAGTTTTTCATATACAAAAAGATGGAACTTGGAAACCAATGGGTCATTATCATAGGGATGCTATTATTCACGAAATTTTTGTAAATAATTGTTATGAACAGTTTGTTGAGGTTAAAGAAGGAGATATAGTATTAGATATTGGTGCTAGTTTAGGACCCTTTACCTATTCTATTTTACATAAAAAACCAAAACACATATTTTGTTTTGAGCCTAGTGAAAAAGAATTTACAGTTTTAGTTAAAAATTTATTAGGTTACCCTGTTACTACTATTAATAAAGGTATATCAAGTATTAATTCTATAGTTAAATCTGATATGTTATTTGGTGGTGAAAGTGAAATGGAAACTATAACCTTTGATAAATTTATTAAATTATATGGTTTAAGTAAAATTGATTTTATGAAAACCGATTGTGAAGGAGGTGAATATGATATTTTTAATAATGAAAATAAAGAATATATTTTAAATAATGTGAAAAAAATATCCGGAGAATGGCATTTAAGTACACCCGAATTAAAAGATAAATTTAGAAATTTCAGAGACAATTATTTATCTCAATTCAAATCTTTTACAGTACATTCTATTGACGGTATTAATATTGAATGGGATTTATGGAATGAACATTTTATAGAGTATTACAACGAGGTTATAATTAATATCGATAATCGTTAATTTTTAAAAAACACTAATATTTATATTATATGGAAAATAAAGTTTTAACCCAAGAAGAGTTACAAAAATTAAACAATTTAAGAGATAGAAGAAATCAATTAGTTTCTGATTTCGGAGTTATTGAAATACAAATCCAAGAACTAGAACTCCAAAAGGATACTCTTATTAAGTCTTTAGAAGACTTAAAACAACAAGAATATACTTTAGGTAACGAAATACAAAATAAGTATGGTCGAGTTCAAATTAATTTAGATAACGGAGAAACTACTCTTCTGGATTAATTTTTAAGAACTTCTGTCATATTTATCACGGAATAAAATTAATTAATTTATTAGAAAATGGCAGAAACATTAATATCCCCTGGTGTATTAGCATTAGAAAACGATAACTCTTTCGTATCCTCGCAACCAGTAACTGTAGGAGCTGCTCTTGTTGGCCCAACCGTAAAAGGTCCAGTTGAAGTCCCTACTATTGTTACCTCATGGAGTGATTACCAAAACAGATTTGGTACTACTTTCTTAAGTGGAAGTAACGTTTATACTTATTTTACTTCTATTGCTGCATACAATTATTTTGCAAATGGAGGTCAAACCTTATTAGTATCTAGAGTAACAAGTGGTTCTTTCACTTCTGCTACTTCAACTGCTATCTATAATGGTTTAGAAAGTGGCGACGTAAACGCTGGAACAAATTTATTAGGTTCATACACTAGTGGTGGAACTGGAGGTTCAGCAGGTACTTATTCTGCTGTAGCTACTACTACTTCTGGTACTGGTACTGGAATCACTTTAAATGTTACTACCTCTACAGATAATGGTAAAATATTAACTACAGCAGACGCTTTACTTTCTTCAATAACTTCTAATCCAACAGATTGTGATGATGCTACTTACACAGGTGTAGCTCTTACAGGTGGAAGTGGTACAGGTGCTGTAGCAACAGTAGTTTGTTCTGGTAACACAATTACTAGTATCACTGTAACCACAGCAGGTTCAGGATATGAAGCTGGAGATGTGTTAACTATTGCCGCTTTAGCTTTAGGAACAGCCTCATCCGCCGCTACTATTACATTAGTTTCAGGTGATTTATTAGTTGAAACAACAGCAGTTGCCGTAGTTACTGCCGGTACTGGATACGCCGTAGGAGATACAGTAACTGTAGCTTTAGGTTTAATTGGTAGCCCATCAGCTAACTTAGTATTAACTTTAGTAGCTGGCGATATTGAAAATAGTGATGCTTTAGTATTAAAAACCCTTTCTCAAGGTGTTATTATGAATAGCTCAGGCTCTGAAGATGCTTATGGCGCTTTAGAAAGTGGCTCTGTTAATAACGTTAGATTCCAAATTACTAATAACGATACCGCCTCTGGTACATTTACTTTGTTAGTTAGACAAGGTGATGATACAACAACTAATAGAACTATATTAGAATCTTGGACAAATTTGTCAATGGATCCTACCGCTCCTAACTATGTATCTAGAGTTATTGGTGATCAGTATAAAGTTTATAATTCAACCGATAACCAAATCGTAGTAAATGGTACTTATCCTAACAATTCAAGATATATCTATGTTAGTGCTGTAAACTCTCCAACACCAAACTATTTTGATAATGCTGGTTTGCCCAAATCTCAATATACTGCTTCTATTCCTTTGAATGGTTCAGGTTCATTTACAGGTGCTGTAGGTGATTTATTTGGAGCTGGTGCTAAATTTTATGATAACATAGTTTCCGGAGTAAATAACATTCAAGGTTTAGATGCTAGTGATTATGATAACATGATTGCTTTAATGTCTAATGCTGATGACTACAGATACAATGTGTTATTGACTCCTGGTTTATTTGCCTCTGAAAGTGATTTAGGAGGTGCTCAAGTAACTACAGCTATTAATAATACTCAATACAGAGGTGATGCTATTTATGTTGCTGATTTAGTACCTTATGGTTCATCTATTAGTACTGTAACAAGCCAAGCAAATGCTAAAAATACTTCATACGCTGCTTCTTACTGGCCTTGGGTTCAAACAATTGATCCAAGTTCAACTCAATTAGTTTGGGTTCCTGCCTCGGCAATGATTGGTGGTGTTTATGCTTATAACGATAGCGTAAGTGAGCCTTGGTTCGCACCTGCTGGTATTAACAGAGGTGGTTTATCTACTGTAGTAAGAGCTGAAAAGAAATTATCACAAGCTAATCGTGATACTTTATATTCAAATAAAGTTAACCCAATTGCTACTTTCCCTGGAACAGGAGTTGTAGTATACGGTCAGAAAACATTACAAACTAGAGCTTCTGCTTTAGATAGAGTAAATGTTCGCAGATTGTTAATTGCTTTGAAATCTTATATTTCCCAAGTAGCAAATAACTTAGTATTTGAACAAAACACAATTGCAACTCGTACTAACTTCTTAAACCAAGTTAACCCATACTTAGAATCAGTACAACAACGTCAAGGTTTGTACGCTTTCAAGGTAATCATGGATGATAGTAACAACACTCCAGATGTAATCGACAGAAATCAAATGGTAGGTCAAATTTATTTACAACCTACTAAGACTGCTGAATTTATCTATTTGGACTTCAACATCTTACCTACAGGAGCTACTTTCCCTGCATAATTTTTTAAAGACAGAATATTTATAACAAAATAATAAAATGGCAGTATTAAATCCAAACGAAATATTTTTCACCGCTTTTGAACCCAAGCAGGCTAACCGATTCATCATGATTATTGATGGTATTCCTGCTTATGAAATCAAAGGTGTAGGTGCTGTATCCTTAACTCAAGGTACTGTTCAATTAAACCATATTAACGTTCAACGCTATGTTAAGGGCATAACTAAATGGAACACTATTCAGTTTACGTTGTTTGATCCTATCACTCCTTCAGGAGCACAAGCTGTAATGGAATGGGTACGTTTACACCACGAATCAGTAACTGGTCGTGATGGTTATAGTGATTTCTATAAGAAAGACTTAACTTTTAACGTATTAGGTCCTGTAGGTGATATTGTTTCTGAGTGGGTACTTAAAGGTGCTTTTATTACCGAAGCTAACTTTGGGGATTATAACTGGGATACAGCTGATACAGCAGTTAACCTTACAATGACAGTTCAACCAGATTACTGCGTATTGAACTTCTAATTTTTAAAAGAAACTATAGAAGAGCTCGCGAGAAATCGCGAGCTTTTTTCTTTTTTCAATATTTATAACAAAATAAGTTTATGAATGAATTCAAGTTTCCTACAGAAGTTGTAGATTTACCTTCAAAGGGATTAGTTTATCCCGAAGGCCATCCATTAAGAAGCGGTACTGTCGAAATGAAGTATATGACCGCTAAAGAAGAAGACATTTTAACCAACCAAAATTACATTTCAAAAGGTATCGTTTTAGATAAATTGTTAGAAGCACTAACAATGGGTAAAATAGATATTAAAGATTTAATTACTGGTGATAAAAATGCTATTTTAATTGCCTCTAGAATATTAGGATATGGTAAAGATTATTCTTTTACACATAATGGTAAAGAATATAATGTAGATTTAACTACTATCGAAAATAAACCTTTTGATACTTCTTTAATTACTATTCACGGTACCTTTAAATATATTCTTCCTAAATCAGGAAACGAAGTTGAATTTAAACTTTTATCAGATAATGAAGAAGCAAAAATTGAACAAGAAATCCAAGGATATAAAAAAATTAACAAAGATTCTTCAACTGATATAACAACACGTTTAAAACACCAAATAGTTTCTGTTGAAGGAAATAAAGATAAAAATGCTATTAGAGATTTTGTAGACAATCATTTATTAGCTGTAGATTCTAGATCATTAAGACTTTATATTAAAACTGTTGCTCCGGACATTGATTTAACTTATAAAGGTAGCGAGGAGGCTATCGATATTCCTATTAATCTTAGCTTTTTTTGGCCTGACCTTTAATAATATACTAGTCTCTAGAGCTAATATATTCAACCAAATTCACGAAATAGTATTTCATGGTCAAGGTGGTTATGATTATGATACTGTATATAACATGCCTATTTGGTTAAGAAAATATACCTTTGATAAGCTAAAAGACTGGTATAATCCAAAAGATAAAAATTCTAATGAAGATAGCTGGACGGGTGGTGTCGCTAAAGAAGAAGCTTCTAAGAATAAACAAATTAAAGTACCTACATATGTTACAAAGGCATCTAAAAAATGATGCCTTTTAATATTTATTACAAATGGCAGACGAATTTAAAGGCATAAACCAACAAACTTTAAAAAATGTTGAGGCTGTAAAAAGCTCAATGGCAGAAATAGCCACAGCCTCGGCTAAAGCCAATAAACAATTAACCGATCAACAACGATTACTTGCAGACTATAAAAAAAATTATAGTGATATTGCTTCTTCTGCTGGAAAATTTGCTAAATTACAAGATGAAGCCTCTAGAAGTGCTTCCGCTACTGGAAAAGCCCTTAAAGAACAACAGATTCAATTATCTAATATTCGATCTTTAAATGCTCAAATTGAGAATTTAATGGATCAAATGGTAAAAGCTACTGAAGAAGAAAACAGAGCATTACAAAGACAAGTTAATAACCTTTCCGCTGCTCGAGATAATGCTCGAGAATTAGCTAATGCTTTTGGAGAACTAGTAGAGGATTCATCTAAATTAGATAAATCCACAATGTGGTTTTCAGCTCTTTCCCAAGTTGTAAGAGATGTTCCTGGTTTACGAAAATTATCTGAACCTTTTGACGCTGCTGCTAAAGCCGCTCGTGAAACAGTTCTTAGTAATGCTAAAAATAAGTCTTTCTTAGAAGAAGCTTTAAAAACAGGTAAGGGTTTAACTGCTGAAAAAATTAAAGCATTAGGTCTTGAAAAACAAGCCGCTGGACTTACTGGAACGGCAGCCGCTTCTAGATTAAAAGCAGCTGGTGCTACCACAAAAATGCAAAGTGCTGGAATAGCTGGAATGCAAGCTGGATTTAAAGCATTAGGTCCTATTATTAAAAGTGCTTTAGGTCCTTTAGCTCTTATTCAAGTAGCCGTTGATGTTGTAAAGTTCTTTGTAGGTGCAATGTTTGATGCTAATAAACAATCTGTTGATTTAGCACGAAATATACAAGTAACTGCTGAAGGAGGAGCTAAATATCGTCAATATATAATTGATGGTAAAAATGCAACACAAACTCAATATAAATTAACAAAGGATTTAATTCAATCTGAAGGTGAATTAGCAACATTATCTGAAGCTTCTCTTGCCTTTTCTTTAGAACAATTAGATGTTCAAACTCAATTAACTAAAGAAGTAAAACTTCAAGCCGGAGAAGCTGCTCAATTAAGTAAGTTATTTTCTATAAACGGTGAAAGTAGTCAAGAACAATTAGATACTGTTTATGATTCTGTTGCTGAATTTGCCAATCAAAACAAAATACTATTTAATAGTAAAAAAGTTATGGAAGCTATGTCCAAAGTAAGTGGACAATTATTAGTGTCTTTTAAAGGCAATACTAAAGAATTAGCTAATGCAGTCCAGCAAGCTATGAAATTAGGTATTAACTTGCAAACAGCTCAAGGAATATCTAAAAGCATGCTAAATTTTGAAGAATCCATATCTGCAGAATTAGAAGCTGAATTACTTACTGGTAGAGATATAAATCTTGATAGAGCTCGAGCTTTATCTATGCAAGGAAAGTATGCTGAAGCAGCTGAAGAAGCTTTAAATGCAGTTGGAAGTCTGGAAAGGTTCCAAGAAATGAATGTTTTTCAACAAGAGGCATTAGCTAAAGCTGCTGGCTTAACCGTTGACCAACTTTCAGATGCTTTAATATTACAAAAATATCAAGGTACCCAAACAGGTAAACAAATCGAAAGATTTAAAGCAATGGGTATGGAAACTGAAGCCCTTGCTTTAGCCAATGGAGAATTAGTGGGTGAACAATTAAAACAAGCAACACAACAATTAAATGCTCAAGAAAAATTTAATATTGCCGTTGAAAGAGCCAAAGAAATATTTACAGATTTAGTAGATGGAGGAGCAATTCAAACATTAGCAGATGCTATTCAAGGATTAGCAGATAGTTCTTTATTACAAGGATATGCAGAAGAAGGAAAAGCTAAACGACTTACAAAACAATTAGAAGAAGATAAAAAAGGCACAGAAGAAGAAAAAGCTATAGTTAAATTAGCTGAAAATCAAGTAGGTATAGGAGATATGCTATCAAAAGCGGCAAAAGGAGCTTTGGTGGGTGCGGGAACAGGAGCCACTGTTGGAGCATTTGCCGGTGGTATAGGTGCCATTCCTGGTGCTGTCGGTGGAGCTATGTATGGTGCTGCCGCTGCTTTGGCTATGGGATTATATGAAAAGGCGCAAGCAAAAGGTGCAGCAAAAGAATCAGATAAAATTAGAGAAAAATATTACCCCGATGAAAATCAACAAATAAAAGCAAATGATTTTACTATTAGAACCAACCCTGCAGATACTTTAGTAATGGCTGGAGGAACAAAATTTGGAGATGAAACTAATGCTTTATTAAAAGAATTAATATCATCTATGAAATCAGGAGGCGATATTTACATAGACTCTACCAAAGTAGGCACCGCCTTAGGTTTAGCTACTTTTAATTCAAACGTGAACTTTAACTCTTAAATATTTATAACAAAATACAATTATGGGACTCAAAGAAAAATTACAAACTAAAGGCTCTACCTTAAGTACTTATGATGGAGGTACTCCTCCAACAAACCCCGGAGCCACTAAATCTTCAAAATTACACGCTTTTGGAGACACCGCAGGATATTCCCTAAACGGAGCATATTCTCAAGAAGTAAATTCAGCGTATAATGCTTATTTGGATGGTGTTCCAAATCCCTTGCCACAACCTTCAACATTGGATTTAAATGGAAAAACCCCTTCTAAGTATTTAGACAATTTACCGGAATAATGGGTTTATTAACCTTACTAACAGAACCAAAAAACTTTAAATTTTACACTGGAAAAGGATATTCCGGTGATGGGAATACTATTGGTCTAAAAAGCCTTAGATATGGCAATGACCGATTAGGAGGAGCAAATAGTGGCCAGCCTTATATTCAAGTAGGCATTCCCGATGATATTTCTTCATATATAGGAACTACCGATTATATTAATCGTGGAGGTATTAACGTTGTAAGAGATTCATTAGTAGATGTTGAACGTTTAGGTAAAATGTTCGCTGATACTAGATCTCCAAATGGTATATTTTTTATATCAAAACAAAATCTTCTTTCTAGAACAGCAGTTAAAACTCAAACTAGTGGTAGATTACTAAATGAAGGAATATATTCTCCTTTATCTACTTTAGCTCAAGCTGGAGTAGTAGCTTTTGGAGGTCATTTAAATAAACAAGGATTAAATCCTTTTGCTAGTACAGGAGCTTATTCTAATAACGATAACTTATACGGAGTTAAGATAAAAAATGATCAACCAACAGATGAAAATAGATTAGTAAATTTATTTAATTCTATTGTAAAAGATGATCCTATTTCAAAATTTGGAGGCACAAGAGGCACTACTTTAAATCCTGGAGGAAATAATGGTGGTATCCTAATCACATATTCAGGAGGACCAGGTTCTACTTTAGGTGTAGGATCTACTGATATAAGAAAAGCAAAAACCTTTTATGATGTTTCTTTAGCTTCTCCAAAAAACAACTATTCATATAGTCAAAATACTTGGGTATTTAATTCTAATTTATTACTTACTCCTTACGTATACGAAACACTCCCCCCAGTTGTTACAACTAATGCTTCGGATACAACCGAAGGTTCTTTAGCCTCTCCAAAAATCCAAGATTTTAGAGCTTTATTAAGAACAAAACTTCAAGGTGAGGAATTAACAAAAGCAAAACAAAGTGGAGCTGTAGCTGAAGCTCCTAGCTATAACTCAAAAAATGTTGATTTAAGAACAAATCAAGGCCAACCAGGACAAAGAGCAAATAAAAGCTATTATGATTATAGTAAAGGCGTTATTAGTACAGCTACCAATACTTCTTACTATGGTACCGGTTCTATTGGGGATTTAGGTTCATATAAAAGAGGTTTAGATAAAATAAATTCTTTACCCATTTATAGAAGTGAAGTGGCATCTACAGATAGTGAATTAAATGATTTAGTTAATTTTAGAATTGCTGTTATAGATAATGATTCACCTAGTTTTAAAACATTCTTACATTTTAGAGCATTTCTAGGCAGTGTTCAGGATTCTTATAATGCTCAGTGGAATGGATTTAATTATTTAGGAAGAGGTGAACAATTTTATACTTATGGTGGGTTTACTAGACAAATGTCGTTATCTTGGACAATTGCCGCTCAATCAAAAGAAGAACTTATGCCTATGTATAGAAAATTAAACTATTTAGCCTCAACTTTAACTCCTAATTACAGTGATAACTATGGGTTTATGAGAGGTAACTTAGTTCAATTAACTATAGGAGGTTATGTTTATGAACAACCTGGATTTATAACATCTTTAAGTTTTGACATTCAAGAAGATACTCCTTGGGAAATAGGAATTAACACACAGGGAAATACAGACACTTCAGTTAAACAACTCCCCCATATTATAAGAGTAAGCGGATTTAGCTTTACACCAATCCAAAGATTCTTACCAGAAAAACAAAGATTAACCTTTGTAAATACTGGTGGTACTAGTAGTTTAGATACTAGTGATGATACCGGATTTGTTAATAATTATGGAGCACAAAGATATATTTCATTACAGGATAGTGATACCTCTGGATATAATACATCCTTTGAACAAGCAGCAGCCCAAGAAACAACCCCAGAAGAAATCCAACAAACAATATACCAAGTAAATAACTACCCGGGGGGACCAAATTAAGGTTGAGAAAATTAATAAAAAATGAATAGATATCAAAACATACCAAAAACTAGGATTGACAAAAATTTAGCGTATGTCACCTCTCGTTATCCTGAAGTACCTATTACTTCAAATGATATCTATGTTTATACAACTCAAGGAGATAGATTTGACGTATTAGCACAACAATATTATGGGGATAGTTCATTATGGTGGGTTATTTCTGTAGCCAATACTGGAAATCCAAGTGCAAATACATCTCCTAGTTTACCACAAAATTCATTAGTTATACCTGAAGGCATTCAATTAAGAATTCCGGCTTATCCCAATGCCGTAGTTGATGCTTTTAATACAATAAATTCATAATATGAGTAACCTAATAGGAGAAAATTTAGACAGTTATGTTGTTTCTCAAATTAAAACTAGGGAAACAATTTTAGGTTCTGCTAATAGAACTAATGAACAAATTATATGGGAAAATAATAAAAACGGATGGGTAAAACTTGTATCCTCTGCTAATATACATTCACCCCTTTCTGCTAAATATGGTGGAGGAAGTGAATTAGCTAAAAAATACGTCCTATTTAATGGTGTCTCTAATGGATTTAATAATACTAGAGCTGGTTTAGATATTAGTGGACCTAAAACAAACCAAGGAGCTTACGGATTAGGAGGTCCTGAATTTGGTTTTGCCCCAATGCCCGGTATTATGTCTGCTGACATAAAAACAGAAACTAGAGGTACATTAAAAACAGGTACTGTTCAAATTAAAGCTAATAATAAAGAACAATTTGAAATAATAAGTACCCTTTATATAAGATTAGGTTATTTAATGCTTTTAGAGTGGGGACATAGTTGTTATTTTGAAGACACTAATACTTTCATCAGTGATAATTCGGCTACATTAGCTAGTGGATTTTTAAAAGGAAAACTTTCATATCATACCATTTTATCTAAAATTGAAGCTAAACGAGCTGAAACTAAAGGTAACTACGATGCTTTATGTGGTAAAGTAGTTAATTACAACTGGAAATTCAATAAAGATGGTTCCTATGATATAACCCTTATTTTAAGAAGCACAGGAGATATAATTGAATCTTTAAAATCCAACTTACTTAACCCAAAAACACAAGAATCAAATCAACGTGAAATCAATTTAACATCAGGAGAATCAACAAGTGGTTTTGATGCTATAGATCCTGATAGAGGATATATTTCTCCTAATTCTATCATCAATGCTTTTGCTTATTCTAGCGTTATAGGTAATCAGTTTGCGCATGAAATGTATTTATTTGGACAAGAGGCTGCTAACCGAAAAAAGAACGGAATGCAATCACGAGAGGGAAATTGGGGAAATGGTATAAAACATATAGATTACGTTGCTCAAGAATGGTATGTATCTGGTAAAAGAGTTGATTATTATGTTAGATTTGGAGAATTTTTAGATTTTTTAAAAAATAATGTTATTCCTACAACTGATGGTGTACCGTTAATGAATTTTGGTGATATTAATAGTACCTCTATTGTGTGTTATAAACCTCCTAGAATAGTTCCTGTTAACCCGGATATTTGTATATGGAGACAGGAAATTCAAGATTATATTTTCTTTCCGGAATGTGAACCATGCGTTTTTGATAATAAAATACGATTAATGTATGTTTATATTAATTTTGTTTATGTTCTAAGATGTATTGAAAACTTAAAAAACGATAAAGGTGAATTAAAAATTATTGATTTACTAAACTCTATATGTAAAGGTTTCAACCAATCAACAGGAAATTATAGTAAAGTAACTGCTAGAGTAAATTTAGAAAATAACCAAGTAGTTTTTATTGACGAAAACAGAATCCCAGGAGGAGATAAAACAACAGGTATATTTAATGTATATGGTGTACAACCTGGAGTCTATGGTAGTTTCATAAGAGATATAAATTTACAAACTGCTATTACTCCTGAATTAGCTACTATGATTACTATTGGTTCTACTGCTAGAGGATATACTACAGGAACCGATGCTACTTTTTTATCAAACCTAAACAAAGGAACCTCAGCACGAATTTCAACAGATATTTCTAGTCCTGACAAGGAGGCTGACAAGGAATCAAAAACCGATACTCTTTATTCTGATGCTGTTTCTTTATATAATGATTATGTAGGATATACTTCTGTGTATTATCCTAGTGGAAGTACTAATTTTGTAGAAGCCCCAGTTTATGATGCTACACTATATCAGAATATGCCAGGGGCAATGCGTCAATTAGTAGAATATGATGAACAATTAGCTACTAGACAAGCTGCTAAAAAAGATGGAAAATATGCTGGTTCTCCAAGTACTGGATTTTTACCTTTTAATTTATCTTTAACTATGGATGGATTATCTGGTCCTAAAATTTATAGCAAGTACAGTATTAACCAATCCTTTTTACCAAGTAACTATCCTGAAACTATGGATTTTATTGTTACAGGAGTAACAAATAATATTTCTAATAATGTTTGGACTACTACTCTAAATTCAATGGCCGTTCCTGGTTATAGTGTAGTTTCCTCTCCCCCAGGCAAAATACCAGAACCTCCTACTAAACCTCCAATTCCAAACTTCCTTGGTCCCGTAAATAGAGAAGGCTGTAAACCTTTTGTTCGAAAAACCCTTGCGCTAATGCCCAATATTTGGCCCAATGGTCAACAAAATGATAGTGTATGGGATGTTCAATTTTTAAGAAAAAATATTGTTGAAATAGCTTCAAAATATGTTGGTCAGGTATGTCTTATTGATGAAAATGTTGGTCAGGGTCGTATAGGATTTTGTGATCCTGCTTTTGAACAAGAAATGGTAGATATTGGGTGGAGACAAGGTGATCATTGGTGTAATACTTTTGCCGCTTTAATTTATAAAAAAGCCTATCAATCAACTAGAGTAGAAAATGGCCTTAATGTTGTTATTGATAAAGCTTTTGGTCATACTTTTAATATAGCGGTAAACAAGTTTTTTAATATAATGAATGCCGGTGTGATATCTACGGTTACTCGATACCAGGCTTTACAAAAAGAATTATCTAAAAATGGAACAACAGCTTCATTTGTGTGGGCACCTTACAAATCAGACCTAAACAAATTAGTACCTGGAGATGTAGTATTTTGGAAAAGAGGAGATAACACTTATGGTCATATCAACATATGCGTTGCTGTAGATTATGTTGCTAGAACCTTCCAAACTATTGGAGGTAACGAAGGCCCTGGTTCTCAAGTTTCTTTTACGTTATATAAGATGGATAATGCTTCAATAGCAGGTATAGCTAAACCTATTAAGACAAATGAACCAGTACAGGGTACTTTCACTATAGCTACTCTTGAAAGTTTAACTGGAAAAATCGAGGTTGGTAGTAGACAATACCAATTCTATAACTCAGAACCAACTACTTAATGTATTAAAAGATGGCCTATTATCCAAAATCCCAAATAAAAACAAACTTATACACTAATGGTACCCTCTTTGTTTTGTATTCTGGAGCACCTTACGTAGGATATTACTATAAAACCTCAAAAGGCCAATTCTTTTCAGGCAAAACCCCTCAAGATTTACCCCAATTTGAATTAACAGACAAAACGGATCAACCTATAGGAGGATTTCCCCAACAACAAAACCCACTATTTGACTCTCAATTTACCGAATATAATTATTCTTCATCTTTTCAAACTTTTGGGGAATATAATGCTTCTGTTTACCCTCAGTATAATCTAGAGTTTTTGAAACCAACTCCCTCTAGCATAAGCCCAAAACCAACCCCAGAAGAATATAAAATTGGAGAATTTAGAAGGTATTTTCTTAAAAAAACAAACCAAATACAATATATTGAAGTAAATAAAACTACATTTAATAGCATTGTTAAAAAAGAACCAACATATGATTGGACGCTATATTATCCTTTTTTTATAACGTGGCAATTAACAGGGAACAAAGAAAAAGTAGCTGAAGTAAATAGAAATATTACTTTATTAGCTATGAAAAATCAAAAATTACCTCATTTAGATGAGTATCTCCAATATAATTGGACAAAATATTACCAATAATTTGGTATTATAAAATCCCAATATTATATTGATATCAATCAAGGTTATGTTTTGGTTGATAGAGACAGAAGAGCAATTGGATTATTTAAAACAAAAGCCAATACAAGAGGCATTTGTTGAAATTATTCCGTATCATGACAACGTTCATCCCGCTATTAATGGGTTGTCTCTAGTGTATATTAGACCGTTTAATGACACGAAAGGTTATATGTTATGTGTTGACCATAGTGAGGGTTTCTCGCTTAATAAAACGGTTATAGACGGTATACTACAAGATATAGAGCGTATATGGGTACGCGATAAAAAATCGGCATTATATTATTTTCCAATTAAAAGCTTGCTCGACCTATCCATAATCTCTCCTACGTATATACAAGATCCCCCACAAGCACATACCTATTTTTACTCCAAATATCCGGATTATCCGAATACTAATAAACTTGTGCCAATCACTAAGCACTATGAAAGGTGTCAACATATGTATGAGCACGTTCGTAGTGTAATCCCCCAAGAATTACCACCCTATTTTGATTTTTACAACAACAAGGTAGTATTGGCATTCTTTGGAATTGAAAAGAACGGAATTAATATAGATAAAAATACATTTGACAAACACTATGAACCAAACCGCGAATTTTATTCAGTCAAAGACAATCGAGTATTTACCAGTTACAATCTATCTACAACAACTCGTAGACCAAGTAACTCTTTCAATGGCATTAATTTTGCCGCTTTAAATAAAGAAAATGGCTCAAGGAGAAGCTACATATCGAAGTATGGATTCGTGGAGTTCGATATTAGTGCATACCATCCCCATCTTGCTGCTCGTTTGGTTGCCATGGATTTTCATGGACAAGACGTACACCAAACATTCGCGAACCTCTATGGTGTCACATACAAAGAAGCAAAAGAGCTCACGTTTAAGCAGCTCTATGGTGGAGTATTTAAAGAGTACGCGCATCTGGAATTTTTTCAAAAAGTAAGTAAATTTATTGACGAAAACTGGAAGGAGTTTAACAGTTCGGGGAAAGTTATTGTGCCGATTTCGGGATATGTTTTTGAAAAGGACAAGCTGGATAATATGAATCCGCAGAAACTTTTTAATTATATGTTACAGAATGTGGAGTCGGCAGTCAACACTTACATTTTGATGGACATTCATAGATTGTTGAAAGGTAAACAGACAAAAATAGTATTATATACGTACGATTCGTTTTTATTTGAATTAGGAAAAGACGAAAAAGATATTGAAATTGAGATACAAAAAATATTTGAAAAATATAAATTAATGACAAAAAGCAGTTATGGAAACAATTATGACTTTGGAGCAAACTAGACATATGTATAAGGGATACGATTTTGATCTAACCAATACAACAGACGTGAATAATAAGTTATTTTGTACTTTTACTAGTTTAGCAGATTTAGATACACTAGTAGATGGAATTACAAGCTCCTACTCTATAATGTATAACAAGATGTTTGTTTTGTACGTAAAAAGTACAGACGAATATGTTATTACTTATAATGTAGAACAAGGCAACGTAAGTGATATTCCTGAAAATACTATTTTAGTACATAGAAAGAAAGATTCTAATACACTCTATACTATCAATGCTCTAAATGAGTTGATTAAAAAATTAAATGGTGGTGTTGTTGACCCATCTTATAGAGTAAATTGGCAACATTATAGAAACTGTATTTTGTTAACCAACCATAACGAGTTGAAACAATTGAATACAAAAATCTATAAGATTGTTGAACTTTAACTTGGTTTTATAACCTCCCCTTCTTACATTCCCATCGAAACTTAATTACAAGATTTATGGATATTAATGCTATTAAACAACGACTAAATGCTTTACAGTCGACCGGAAACTCAGGCAAGAAAGAAAAAATCGATTACACAAAAGTTTATTGGAAACCAAGGGAAGAAGGAAAGTACCAAATTCGTATTGTACCTTCAAAATTGGATCCCCAAAATCCTTTTAAAGAGTGTTTCGTACACTATGGATTCGCTAAGTACCCTATCTTTGCTTTGACTAATTGGGGTGAAAAAGACCCTGTTGTAGAATTTGCTTCTCAACTTCGTAAAACTAATGACAAGGAAAACTGGTCTTTGGCTAAAAAAATCGAGCCAAAAATGCGAGTTTATGCTCCTGTTGTAGTACGTGGTGAAGAAGAAAAAGGCGTACGCCTTTGGGAATTTGGTAAAGAAATTTACATGCAATTGTTAGGAATTGCTGATGATGAGGATTATGGTGATTTCACTGATGTTAACGAAGGTCGCGACTTTACAGTTGAGGCCGTTAAAGGTGATATTGCTGGACGTATTGGTTTGAAAACTTCAATCCGTATCAAACCTAAAACAACTCCTTTGAGTGCTGATGCTTCACAAATTGAAACTTTCCTTTCAGAACAACCAAACATTTTGGAACTCCAGCGTCAACGTACCTATGAGGAATTAAAAGAAATTCTCCAAAATTGGTTGTCACCTGAAGAGCCAGAAGAAGGTTCAATTATCGATGATGAAAATGAGCCTGAAGTAGAAGAAGCAGTAACAGCAAATGCTAAAGCTTATACTTTAAAACAGCCTTTGGCTCCTAAAGCAACAAAAGCAGATCAATTTGATTCTTTGTTTGAAGACGAAGATGATGGTTTGCCTTTCTAATTAAATTAAATTTATGGCTAGAACTAAGAAAAGCGAATCGCTAACGGCTGCCGTCTCCGCTGAGATTAAAGCCAATTTCAACCTTGATAAATTCAAGGAGAAAAAAATGCTTAACAGCAATGTTAAGTTTAAAGAACAAAAGTGGATTCCCCTTAGTCCTGCATTTCAAGAAGTAACAAGTGTGCCTGGCATTCCTGCTGGGCACATTGTTCTACTTCGTGGACATAGTGATACAGGCAAAACTACTGCTTTAATTGAAGCAGCAGTTAGTGCTCAAAAAGCAGGTGTATTACCTGTATTCATTGTTACTGAAATGAAATGGAACTGGGAACACGCTGTACAGATGGGATTGCAAGTTGAAACTGAAGTAGACGAAGAAACAGGTGAGGTAACTAACTTTAAAGGTTTCTTTTTGTATGCTGACAGAGAAAGTTTGCACACTATTGAAGATGTATCAGCATTTATTTTAGATTTGTTAGATGAACAGAAAAAAGGTAATTTGCCTTACGATTTGTGTTTCTTCTGGGACTCAATTGGTTCAATTCCTTGTGAAATGTCTGTTAAATCAAACAAAAATAACAACGAATGGAATGCTGGGGCAATGTCAACTCAATTTGGAAATAACGTAAACCAAAAAATCACACTTTCCAGGAAGGAATCTTCACCTTACACAAATACTCTGGTTTGCGTTAACAAAGTATGGACAGCAAAAGCAGAAGTACCTATGGGTCAACCTAAGTTGATGAACAAAGGTGGTTTTGCTATGTGGTTTGATGCTACGTTTGTAATTACTTTTGGTAATATTTCAAATGCTGGTACCTCTAAAATTAAAGCGATTAAAGATGGTAAGCAAGTTGAATTTGCTAAACGTACTAACATCCAAATTGATAAAAACCACATCAATGGTATTACTACTCGTGGTAAAATCATTATGACTCCTCATGGCTTTATTAATGATACCGATAAGGAAATCAAAGGCTATAAGGATGATCATGCTAGTGAATGGAGTAAAATTCTTGGTGGAATGGATTTTGATATCTTTGAAGAAGATGAACAATTCGAAACCATGAATATTTTTGAACAAGAGCCAGATTAATTAGGCTATTGTCAAAAAATTTATTACATTTACGACCATGAAAAAGAGTGAATTACTAAACCTCCTAGACCAAATGGATAAGCAGGAAGATGCCCCTGCTAACCCCCATGAAAGAGTATTACTAATCGATGGGTTAAATTTGTTCTTTAGGAACTTTGCGATGATGAACTTTGTGAACGAAACTGGTGTTCACATTGGTGGTCTAGGAGGTTTTATTCGCTCACTAAATTCCCTTATTAATCAAATTCAACCAACCTCCGTTTATGTTGTGTTTGATGGAGTAGGATCTTCAACAAACCGTAAAAATATGCTTCCAGAATACAAATCAGGTCGTAACTTGGTTCGTATTACTAACTGGGACGTGTTTGAAAGTTTAGAAGATGAACATGATGCTAAAGTAGATCAAATTGTTCGTTTGATTCATTATTTAAAGTGTTTACCTGTTAAAACTCTAAGCTTAGATAAGGTAGAGGCCGATGATATTATCGCATATTTAAGTGATATATTACCTAATAAACACAATTCCCAAGTATTCATCGTCTCCAATGACAAAGACTTTGTCCAATTAGTAAACGATAAAGTTATACTCTATCGTCCCGCTGAAAAAGAATTTTACACACCTCAAACTGTAAAAAATAATTTTGGAATATTAGCTGAAAACTTTATCATTTATAAAACACTTTTAGGAGACCAATCAGATAAAGTAGCTGGAGTAAAAGGTTTAGGTGAAAAAGGTGTTTTGAAAAAATTTCCTGAATTAGCAGAACGACACATTAGTTTTCAAGAATTAATAGAAATTTGTGCTTCTAAACATAAAGAACACGTTGTGTATTCAAGAGTAGTATTTGATATGGAGCGACTTGAAAACAATTTCCGAATTATGGATTTAGAAAATCCTTTGATTGATGATAATGATAGAGAGTATATGAATTCTTCTGTAGAAGAACCCACTCCAGCTTTGAATGTTGAAGCCTTTTTACGACTTTACAATGAGGATGGATTAGGTAAACTAATCAAAAATCCAGAATTTATATTGAACGACACTTACAAAATATTAAACAGTTTTAGAAAATAAGTTATATGACATTAAATAATCTAAGTGCTTATGGAACCGGATTCCAAATCAAAGTACTATCATCCTTGCTAACACACAAGGAATTTCTCTTGAATATTCAAGATGTGTTAAGTGAGGAATATTTTGATAACAGTGCACACCGCTGGATCATTAAACAAATCCTAGAATATTTCCAAAAATACCATACCTGTCCTTCAATGGATGTTTTAAAGGTAGAATTGAAAAAAATTGATAACGAAGTACTTCAAGTATCAATCAAAGAACAACTTCGTGAAGCTTATAAAGCATCAGATGAAGATCTTAAGTATGTAGAGGAAGAATTTTCTAATTTTTGTAAAAACCAACAGCTTAAAAAGGCGTTGTTAACAAGCGTAGATTTCCTAAATGCGGGAGACTATGATTCAATCAGAACAATGATTGATAACGCATTAAAAGCGGGTCAAGACAAAAACATGGGCCACGAGTACAATAAAGATGTTGAATCTCGTTATCGTGAAGACCAAAGAAAAACAATCCCAACTCCTTGGGATCCCTTTAATGAACTACTGATGGGTGGTTTAGGTGGAGGAGACTTTGGTTTGATTTTTGGTAATCCTGGTGGTGGTAAATCTTGGAGTTTAGTAGCACTAGGTGGTTATGCTGTAAAATTAGGTTATAATGTTCTCCATTATACTCTAGAATTAGGAGCTGATTATGTAGGTCGTCGTTATGATGCTTTTTTTACCAACATTTCTGTACAAACAATAAACAATTATAGAGACAAAATCGAATCAGCTGTATCACAACTTCAGGGACAACTGATTATTAAAGAATACGCAACTGGCAAAGCTTCCATTGGAACTATCGAGACTCATATTAAAAAATGTATTGATTTAGATTTCAAACCAGACCTAGTAATTATCGACTATGTTGATCTTCTTCGTTCAAAAAAGAAGTCTATTGACCGTAAGGGAGAAATTGATGATATTTATATTAGTACGAAGGGGCTTGCTAGAGAATTAAACCTTCCTATTTGGAGCGTTTCTCAAGTAAACCGAGCTGGTGCGAAAGATGATATTATTGAAGGTGATAAAGCTGCTGGTAGCTATGATAAAATGATGGTTACCGATGTTGCTATATCCCTTTCTCGTAAACGTCAAGACAAAGTAAATGGGACAGGAAGATTTCACATTATGAAAAATCGCTACGGTATGGACGGCCTAACGTTCTCAGTGAAAGCAGATACTTCCACAGGACATTTTGAAGTATCAACCCATATTGAAGACGAAGATGATGATATCATGACCCCAGCACCAAAAATGAATGGTATCGATTCAATAGACAAAGCCCTTATCAAACAAAGATTTTTCGAATTACACACAGACTAAATTATTAAAAAAACAATGTTAACAACAGAATCACAAATTTTGTCGGAAATTACTACCCATCTTAAGTATGCCAAGTACGTACCTGAAAAAAACAGACGTGAAACTTGGGATGAGTTGGTTACCCGAAACAAAGAAATGCACCTAGAAAAATTTCCTCAATTGGCAGAGGAAATCGAAGCAGCCTACAAGTATGTTTATGACAAAAAGGTATTACCCTCAATGCGTTCAATGCAATTTGCTGGTAAACCCATTGGAATAAACAATGCTCGTATTTTTAACTGCTCTTATTTACCAATCGATGATTACAGAGCTTTTTCTGAAATCATGTTCTTATTACTTTCAGGATGTGGAGTAGGGTATTCCGTTCAAACCCACCACGTAGAAAAATTACCTGAAGTAAGAAAACCACTTAAGTGGAAACGTTATTTAGTAGGTGATTCTATTGAAGGTTGGGCTGATGCTGTTCGTATGTTGACTAAAGCTTATTTTGGTTATACGTCTACTGGTCCGTTGTTTGATTTTAGAGATATTCGTCCTAAAGGTGCTTCTTTGATTACTGTTGGTGGTAAAGCACCTGGTCCTGAACCTTTGAAAATTGCTTTAGTACACGTACAAGCTATTTTAGATCGTAAAAAAGATGGTGAAAGATTAACAACTTTAGAAGCCCACGACATTATTTGTCATTTGGCTGATGCTGTATTATCTGGTGGTATTCGTAGAGCAGCCCTTATTGCTTTGTTTAATTTAGACGACCAAGATATGTTGACTTGTAAATTTGGCAACTGGTGGGAAAATAACCCACAACGTGGCCGCTCAAACAACTCAGCTGTATTGTTACGTAGTAAAATTGACAAAGATACATTTTTGGACTTGTGGAAGAAAATTGAAGCATCTAATAGTGGAGAACCTGGTTTCTTATTTACAAATGATAAAGATGCAGGTACTAACCCTTGTGCTGAAATCAATTTGAAGCCAAACCAATTCTGTAACTTGTGTGAAATCAATGCTTCGGATTTGACTACACAAGAAGAATACAATGCACGAGCTAAAGCAGCTGCCTTTATTGGTACATTACAAGCCTCTTATACTGATTTCCATTACTTGAGAGATATTTGGAGAAAAACAACTGAAAAAGAAGCATTGTTAGGTATTGGTATGACAGGTATTGCTTCAGGAGCTGTATTTAATTTGAATATGAAAGAAGCAGCTAAAGTGGCTGTTGAAGAAAATGCTAGAATGGCTGAAGTTTTAGGTATTAATAAAGCAGCACGTGTTACTACAGTTAAACCTTCAGGTACTACATCTTTAGTATTAGGCACAAGTTCAGGTATTCACGCTTGGCATGATGATTATTATATGCGTCGAATCCGTTTAGGTAAAAATGAGGCATTGTATCAATATCTTGCTATTTATCATCCTGAAATGTTGGAAGATGATTTCTTTAAACCTGAAATCCAAGCAGTAGTATCTGTACCACAACGTGCTCCCGAAAATGCTATCACACGTAGTGAGTCAGCTATGGATTTGTTAGAGCGTATTAAAACAATTAACAAAAATTGGATTAAACCCGGTCACAGAAAAGGGGCCAACATGCATAACGTATCCGCTACAGTTACTATTAAACAAGATGAATGGGATACTGTAGGTGAGTGGTTGTATGAAAACAAAGAATATTTTACAGCTTTGTCTTTCTTACCTGAGGATTTGGGTACATACAAACAAGCTCCTTTTGAAACCATTACTAAAGAAGAATTTGATTCTGCTGTTGAATCATTACACGCTGTAGATTTATCAAAAGTCATTGAGATGGCTGATAATACTGCGTTAATGGACCAAGCCGCCTGTGCTGGTGGAGCTTGTGAAGTTGTCTAATATTTATCAGATATGTGGAACAGTATAAAAGAAAGGTTATTTCCTTTATTAATTGCACTTTCCGCACTATCTGTAAGCGCATCTGCTGCTTTTTATAGTGTAACTGGTCTTAGCAAATTATTTGCTGGGGCCAGTTTAGCTGTAATTATTATGGCTGCTTCTTTAGAAATAGCTAAATTAGTAATGGCCTCTTTACTTTATCAGTATAGAAAAGCTTTACCAAAACTCCTTAAAACTTATTTAACCATTGCTGTAGGTATTCTTATTTTGATAACTTCTGCTGGTATTTATGGTTTTCTATCGGATGCTTACCAAACTACAGCTAGTAAAGAAAGTATAGTAGAAAATCAAATTAATCTATTAGAAACTAAAAAGACATCCTTTGAAAAAATCAAAGGTCAATACGAGATAGAAAAAACATCATTAACACAAAACATAACAACACTACGAAATGCCCTGGGAAACAATATTCAGTCTTATGTGGATAATAATGGCAATGTCATTAGTTATTCTTCCGGATCAAACCGAAAAGCTTTTGAAAAACAGCTGGAGGTGGCTATCCAAAAAGACGAACAACTTACTACAAAAATACAAACGTACAACGACTCGATAATCAGTTTAGAAACTCGAATTGTTGAAACACAATCAAATTCAGCTTCAACTTCTGAATTAGGACCTTTAAAGTATTTATCTAATCTAACCGGAGTTGGAATGGATAAAATTATTAATGTATTGTTATTAATAATTATTTTTGTATTTGACCCATTAGCTATTGCTTTAGTAATTGCTGCAAACTTTGCTTTTGAAAAACTAAAGAAAAAAGATGATGTCTTATATCCAGACCCTCAGGTTGAACCTGAGAGTTCAGATATAGAATATAATTTACCTGAAGAAGTAATAGAGGAAATTTTAAATGGGGAAGAATTTATAGTAGAGGATTTTGAAAATGATGAGGAATTAGAAGAAGCTAGCTTAGTAGATTTACAATATCTTGAAAAAGAATTACCTTGGGAAGAATTACCTGTTGAAGAACCTACTAGTATTTTAGAAACTAAGATAGATTCCCTACAAGAAAAATTAGATTCCCTATACCATTCAGTATCTCAAGTAATACAATTACCTCAAGAATCAGAACCCGAACCCGAACTAGAAGTTGAAGATCTACAATTAAAAATTGATTTTGACGAAGTTCAAACTCCAAACATATATGGAGAAGTAATTCCTGATGATAATTCTTTAGAAGAAAAAATAAAACAAATTAATAATTCTATTGAAAATATAAGAAATATACAAAGTAGTCCTTTAGATGTTTATCGTAAAACACGTCAAGTAATGGATGAAGTAAATAAAATCGAAAATATTTCTTTACAATCACCTAAAAATAACGATACTATAACTATATTCTAATCTTATTTAGAATCATTCTAAATGAAAAAAGAATTTGGCTCCCCGGATTCTCGTTCGTATATTTATATCATAATAAAGGTTATGAATAATATTAAAGTTGTAAAAAGAGGTCGTCCAAGCAAGTCAGTTAAAAATGTAACTTACACTCCATCACTTATTGATTTTTCAAAAGTAACTAAGTTGGACAATTTGGACATCGATCCTAAAATGATGGCCACTATGAAAACCGGATTGGCTATTGATACTTTGGTTTCTCACGAAGGTGGAATTCCAGCCGCTACTAATATTATGATGATTGGTGATCCTGGTGTAGGTAAAACTACAGTATTGTTGGATATGCTTTCAGCTGCCCAAAACAAAGGTCATAAGTGCTTGTTCATTTCTGGTGAGATGGGTAAAAAGCAAATGTTTAAATACACTCAACGTTTTCCTCAGTTTGGTAATATTGAAACTTTGTTTATGCAAGATTTCCTCGAGTTCAATACTAAAGATGTAATTGAGCAAGTTTTGGACCGTGGTTATGATTTGGTTTTGATTGATTCGGCTGCTGAAATCATTGATGGTGTACGTGATGATAATAACTGGGATCGTAAAATGGCTGAAAGCTGGTTGGTTGATATTTGTGTAAAAAACAATAAAGGTGAAAACAAATCAAATGCATTTACTTCATTCTTGTTGATTCAGCAAGTTACTAAAGCTGGCGTGTTTGCCGGTTCTAATAAATTGAAGCACTTGGTTGATGCTATGGGTGAGATGCGCCGCGAACCAGAATCACAAGGTGGTAGCACGTTCATTAATTTTACTAAAAACCGTAATGGTTTGGTTGATAACAGAATGTACTTTCAATTGTCAAATAGCGTAATTCGTTATGGAGCAGTTGTAACAGCCTAAGGTTGTCCAACCTTAAAATGGACTGGAGCTACGAAGGCAAAATTAGAGCGAAGAAATTCGCTCTTTTTTTTAATATCCGAATCTTACTTTTGTATTATCAAATAGTGATTGTACGTCTGCTGATGTGAAATCACCTTCATTGATATAAAAGTCTCCAATCATACCATCAAACCCTTGAGCATTTTGAATGCCCGAATCATAGTTACCTAATAGTAAGTTACGGTTGTCTCCTGGAGTAAATGAACCACCACCATTTGTACTACCAACCTCAGTTGTATTAAGATATAATTTAAATGTATCTGGGTCTGATGATACTTTTACTACTAATGTGGCCATATACCAAGTACCAATACTTACAGTAGCTCCAATCCCCGCAATATTTCTATTTATAGCACTATTATCTGATGTTACTCGAGCAATAAGTTGATTTGAGGAATTAATACCAACAAAAAATCCATCACTAGTAGTACTACCACCTAATCCTATTTGCTTACACATAAGTGTTTTTGAGAAATTAATAAACCCAACGGCATCAGCTTTAAACCATACAGAATAGGCTTTAGTTGTTGTAGTACTTAATTGAGTATCCGAGTTATCCGCAAAACTAATTCTTGTTCCACTCCCCCCATTTAAATCAAACTCACCCCCAACAGTAGTACTAAATGTAATAGCACCTGAACCATCTTCTAACATACCATCATTAGCATATGCTGTTGTATCAAACCAACTATTACCTGTACCTGGATAAGAGGCTAAACTTGAAGCATTTAAAGCTGCTAATAATGTCGGACCTGAATTAACCCATGATGTCCAATATCCATTAGTATTTAACCAAGTTTTAGCATCATTCCCTGAAGCAAAAGATTGATTTCCTATAATATCCGATAGACTAATAAAAGAAGGTTCAGTTAAATCTATAGATCTAAAAAATCCTAAGTAAGCAGTATTACCATTAGCACCTGGTTGACCACCTGGTGTTTCATGAGCAATTACATACCCTAAATCCTCATCAGGTCCCATCCACCAATCTAATCCTGTAGAATCAAATCCTGATGTAGGATCACCTACTGCTAAATTACCTACTTGTTCAGTTCCTGGTATTGAGGCACCTGTGTTGTATGCGAAAGGTCTTGTAGTAGCCATATCTTATAAATATTAAAAAAAAGAAAAAAAGATTTGGCTTCCCGAGATCTTGTTCGTATATTCATGTCATAATAAAAAATAAAGGTTATGAAGTTAATTAAAAAACAGAAATCACAAGACGACAATTTCAAAATAGGCCAAATTGTATTAGCTGGTAGAATAGTACCTGAACAAAACATTGGAATGGGAATTGAATATGTGCCTGCTAAAATTGTAAAGATAAATCGTGTTAGTTTGAATGTTGAAACTAGCAATGGAAACATCTATCAGGTTAATAAGAAAATGGTTAAATTAGGTTAATAAAAAGGTTATGTATAAAGCATTTGTAGGATACCAAATTGACGACAACGATAACGCAGTTTTCGATATGTCTGCCGAGTTCGAATCTAGAAGTGAGGCTGAAGATTGGGTTGAGTTCATGTTGAATATGGACGCAGAATATGATTTTGCCACTATTGAAGAAATAGAAGATAATTTTGAGGCTCAAGTAAATGAATTTGAAGCTCAAGAAGAAGCTCGACTTGAATTAGGTATTCCAAAAGGAATTTTTTAAATTCAAGTATGTCAATTGTTGAAGAATATCGTGAGTGGGTTTCTACTTATGATCCCACTCCCCCAAAACCAAACAAAACATACAACAAGTTTTTTTGGTGGCGCCGTTATCAAGAACACAAGTTTTTGCCCAAAATGGCCAATATATTTGACAAGGCCAAAAATGGTGATTATGATGTTTCCCCGTATTGGAAGCAAATTCAATACGAGCATTATTTCGAAGAGCAGGAACTTACCAAATTTCATGCCAATTATACTGGTTCATATGAAAATCGTGGTTGGGCTGAACGTGATGTGTCAAAATTGTTCTGGCAACGTAGAAAACGTTTGCTGACTGATGCCGAACGTGATGAGCACGCTCGTTGGCAGTTGCTTGTAAAGGATCTCAAAACGTGTTTTGGTGGTAATGAAGACGATATTCGTGATATGTTCGAGTCGTTTGAAGGTACAATGTCTGAATTTATTACCGCGTATCGTGATTCAAGAGATCTTCCAAAAATCCAACCTGTTCCTAAATTTTAATTTGGTAAATTTAATATTTTTTATTATATTTGAGTTATGAAAATTAGTCATGAAGTACCTCTATGTTTATTAGAGGATAGTCAAAAATTTAATGATTATGATTATTGTTTACCTCATTTGCTAGATGAGGAACCAGGTTACGAAGCGTATTTTCGTCAAGCTAAAGCAGAAGGACGATATATTATTATGGATAATTCACTCCATGAACTTGGAGAAGCCTATGATACAGAGCGTCTGATGTATTGGATTAATCAACTCAAACCAAATGAATTTATTATTCCAGATGTATGGGAAGATTGTACAGCATCTATAGTTAATGCTCGTGCTTGGACACTTGCTAATTTACCTGATGAAGTAACTAAAGTAGCAGTTGTACAAGCAAAAACAATTAGAGAAGCAATTACCTGTTACCAAACATACAAAGATTTAGGATACCAGAAAATTGCTTTCTCATATGGTGGTAGTTATTATTTAGAATATTCATCACATCCTAATAAAAATTTAGCTAAAGCATTAGGTCGAATTGAAATAGTAACTCGTTTATATAATTCTAAAATTATTAGTCATGTAGACCGAGTACATTTGTTAGGTTGCCAAGTACCACAAGAATTCAGTTGGTATAAGGATATGCCTTTTATTGAAACCATTGATACATCAAATCCAATAATGGCAACTATTGATGGTTTGGCTTATACAACAAATGGTCTAACTGAAAAACCAAAAGCAAATATGAATAATTATTTTTATATGGCTGCCGAGGATTTGGATTGGGAATTACTAGACTGGAATATTAATCACTTTAGAAAATTATTAAAATAAGTTATGGAAGAAAAAGATACAACAATGCTTTCCCTGTATGATTATTTAGGTAAAGCAGCTGGAAGAGAGTTAGGAAAAATGGTATTTCGAATTTCTCAAACTAAAAATATTAAACTTGAAGTTAAAGAAGTATCAAATCCTGCTTATACAGGTAAAATTTTAATGTATCCAAAATGGTTTTTGGATGAATATTTTAGTGTTCCACAAATAGATGACCTACCCTTTTAATATGAATAACATAGATACAAATCCAGTTTGGGAAAAAATGTTTAAAGAAGTTTTAGACGAAATCCTTAAAAATTGTGCCTTCCTTAGTTTGGAAGATTATCGAGAATTAATTAAATTAGCAAATAAAAAAAACAATGAATAAACAAGCAGTATTGTCACTAAGTGGAGGTATGGACAGCTCCACATTGTTGCTTCATCTACTTGCCGAGGGCTATGAAGTGACAGCACTGTCTTTTGATTACGGTCAAAAACACTCAATTGAATTAGCAAGAGCTCAATCTCTGGTTTGGTACTTAAATGAATCGGGTCACAACATAAATTATCAAGTAATTAAACTTGATGGTTTGAGCCAATTACTTAATTCAGCACTTGTAACTGGAGGTGAAGATGTACCTGAAGGTCACTACGCTGAGGAAAATATGAAAGCTACTGTTGTTCCTAACCGAAACAAAATATTTAGTAGTATCATTCAGGCTGTTGCCTTGTCAATTGCTAATGCTAAAAACACTGAAGTTCATATTGCTATGGGCATCCACGCTGGTGATCACGCTATTTACCCTGATTGTCGTCAGGAGTTTCGTGACATTGATTACGAAGCTTTTGTCGCTGGTAATTGGGATGCTCATCTTGTCTCTTACTACACTCCTTATCTTCATACTGATAAGTTTGGTATTTTAGAAGATGGTCAAGTTTGTTGTGTAGAGTTAGGTGTTGATTTTGATGAAGTATATAAACGTACTAACACATCTTATAAACCATTAGTACATATTGTTTATGATAATTATGATAATCCATCTCCCGAATGGTTTAGTGACTACAAATCAGCATCTTCCGTTGAGCGAGTAGAAGCATTTATTAAGCTTGGTCGTAGAGATCCTGTTCACTATGCTGATGAATTTGGACCCGTAACTTGGGAATACGTAAAAGAGTATGTATCTTCCGTTCTAGATGACTACGCGAAGACAGTATAGAAAATCACTCCCACCACAACAACGTTATGTTGTAATTAACCAAGAAGGTGAAATATACACCGGATTAATAGGTGGTTGTTCTCAATGGTCCTATAGTTGGGATGAGGCAAAACCACTACACAAAGAAAATACATCTTGGCTCCTGCGAAATAATCCAGGAGCCGAGATAATTAAAGAAGAAGAAATATGAAACACCCCGATCCCAAAAAACATCAGATTATTAGCTTTGTTAAATCAGGAGTTCGCCTTTTAGGTTATGGACTTATTCCATTTAACTTGGTTACTGCAACTGTTGTACTTATATTTAGTGAATTAATTGGAATTATAGAAGAATTAGTATGAAAAAAATATTTTATTTTACAGCCCCTTGGTGTGGTCCTTGCCGTATGTTAGGTCCTACTATGGACCAGGTAGCACAGACAGTACCTGTAGAAAAAATTAACATTGATTATGAAATCGATAGAGCTAAAGCAGCAAATGTAATGAGTGTCCCTACCGTAGTATTAACAGAAAACGGACAAGAAATTCGTCGCTTTGTAGGTGCTCGTAGTTATCAAGATGTAATGAATTTTATCAATAATGGGTAAATATCAATCAACAAAACTATTTGACAACTATTCAGTTGCCATTCGCCAGTGGAAAGCACAACATTCACATTGTCAGTTGCTTCATGGTTATGCTTTAGAATTTAAAGTATGGTTTGAATCAGTTGAACCACTTGAGGAAAACCAATTAGATGAAATGAATTGGATTCAAGATTATGGTGGATTCAAATCAACAGATGCTGAACCAACACCAGGTAACGGTTTGAAAGATTGGATGAACTATATGTGGGACCATACTTTGCTAATTGAAAAGGATGATCCATATTTGGATTTGTTTCAATCAATGAACCCAACAGTTTGTCATTTGCGTGTTATGGATAAAATTGGAGCCGAATCAGCTGCTAAATTGGTTTACGATAAATTCAATGATGTTTTGTCTAAAACAGGTGGTGGACGAGTTAAAGTAACAAAAGTAGAATGTTGGGAAGCTAAAAACAACAGTTCAATTTACATAGGAGAATAATTATGGATCATAGTAAAGTAACAGAAAAACAATGGTTAATCGAGGAACCAGGTCGTATTGAAGATTACGATAAAAAGATTCCTGTACTAGAAATTTACCCTTGCGTTCAATCAGAAGGATCTCGTCAAGGTCGCCCCACAATTGCTGTACGAGTTACAGGATGTACTCACCGCTGTTGGTTTGGTGAAGGCGGTTGGTGCGATTCTTGGTACACTAGTATTCATCCTGAAAAAGGTATTTATACATTTAACGACATTGTTAAAATGTATGATGAAAATCCTCATATTAATGAAATGATGTTAACTGGAGGTTCACCTACTATGCAGCCTGCTTTGGTTAATGAATTAACTCATTTTGCTAACGAAAGAGGAATATTTATTACCATTGAAACCGAAGGATCTCACTTTATTAAAACCGATTACCCAATTGGGCTTATATCTCTTAGCCCTAAGTTTAGTAATTCTATCCCTAAAATTGACGTTAATACGCCAATGGGGAAATTGGTTGACCAGAAAATGATTGACCAACATAATAAATTTCGTTTAAATAAAGCAGCAATGGCTTTGACGATGGAGTATCATGATAATTATCATTTCAAGCCAGTATGGGATGGAACAGAAGAAAACTTAGCTGAAATTGAAGCCTTCCGAGTTGAAATGGATATTCCAAAATGTAAAACTTGGATTATGCCTGCTGGTGATACTCGTGAAACACTAATTGAGATGTATCCTATTTCAATTGAAATGTGTATGAAACATGGTTATAACTGGACTGGTCGAGACCACATTATTGCTTATGATACCAAAAGAGCCGTGTAATATTTATAATAATGAAACAAAAATTAACTTATTTTTATAGTCCTGATTGTTCTAAATGTAGTGAAATTAAACCTTTAGTAAAGGAACTAGAATCTGTTTTTGATATTACTTATATTAATTCCTACGAAAATGAAATATTAGTAGAGTCAAACAACATTAACTGGGTCCCAGCTTTCGTTTTAGAAGATCAAACAGGTAAATATAAATTTGAGGGCAAAAAAGAAATTACTCAGTTTTTGAAAAAGGTTATTTTATGATTTTGTTTACAGAACAAGAAATTCAAAATAAAGTAGGTGAATTAGCCTACAAAATTAGAAAAAAACATCACGAGGAACCTCCCGTGTTTATATGCGTTTTAAACGGCGCTTTTATGTTCTTTACGGATTTAATGAAACATATGGGTGATTGTCATATAGATTTTATACGCGCGAAATCTTACACAGATACCACGCAGGGTGAGATATACATTACAAAACCTTTAGAAATAGATATTACTGGAAAAGATGTTTATATTGTTGATGATATCTATGATTCAGGTAATACTATGAAACACCTAATTAAACATTTAGAGTATGGCAACCCAAAATCATTAACCCCAGTAACATTATTTAAACGATATTCCTCTGAGGATCCTGATTTGATTTATGGTTTTAATTTAGAAAACGAACACTTTTTAGTTGGTTATGGTTTAGATGGAGAAAATGGATTAAAGCGTAATCAAAAATATATTTCCTCTATTTAATTTTTAGGGTAAAGGTGTTATATTTATAACATATCTACTTTATGGTAAATACAACACAAGTTAATATACCCATTGATACTTTTGTAGTAACTGCCATAACACAAGCAAATTGGGATAGAGCAGAAGTAAAATGGGACAAATACTACTCAGATTTTTATTATGCCCGCTATTTAGAAAAAGAGTTCAACACAAAAATTCCAGGCCCTCCTTATAAAGTACTTTGGAACCACGCTATTATTTTATCTATTGCTTTTCCTTCAGATTATGACTATCAAGATCAACAAAAAGAACGACAAAAAAGTAAGAAAAAGGTTAAAGTAATATTTATGGCCGAAGACTTAACTAAGGTTATAGATAAAGAAAAAAACAATATGATTAAAGCTGAATTTAAAGATAAAGTTGAAAATATATTAACTGAAAAAATGGGTCAAAAAGTAATATTAGAAGATGTTCACATTATATACCGATAAAAATAATACCTTTCAATGTAAAATAACTTTAGAGGGGGCATCTGAATCTACAGCCTTGGCTCGTTTAATCATTGAAGGTGAACATCATAATTTAATGTTTGATGGTAAAATCAAAAATGGTTTATGTGAAGTTAATATTGGCCAATTTAAAAACTTTGATAATTTTAAAAGTAAAGGTAAAATTAAGTTAGAAGTTATAGCAGATGATGTTTGTTTTACTCCTTGGAAATCTGAATATAATATAAAACAAAATAAAAAAGTTGTTGCTGAAGTAAATGAAAAAACTTCTTCAAAACAACGTGTAAAATCAACAAAAGATTCATACATTAGATATACTCCTAAAACAGAAGTTGAGAATCATGGAGAAAAAATACTTGAAATGTTAGTTAAAGAAAGAGTTGATATTAAACAATATAAATCTTTAGATGTTATGTTAAATAAAAATATTAAATCCAAACTTATATTTAAAGCATATTTCCACAAAAACCAACTTTCAGAACAAGTATTAAATTCAACTTTAGGATATCTTGTAGATAAATTTTTAAACTAACTTTTAAATGGCTATAACTACGTTTTCAGGATCCTCAATTAGTGATACATACCAACGACTTGTACAAACAGACGGAACGTTATTAGCTGATGGTACTGGAAGTATTTTAAATAATTTAAATTTACCCAAGTTAAGTATAAGTGGTAATTTATATGTTTCAGGCACATTATATGCTGAAAAATCAATCATAATAACTCAGTCCTATTATTCTGGTTCCCAAATTTTTGGAAATGAGTTAACAGATACCCACCAGTTTACAGGTTCTATTTTAGCTACAGGCTCAGAACAAATAATAGGATATTTTAGTGTTACTGGTTCCTCTACATTATCTGGTTCTAATACTTTATTAGGAGTAACAGATGTAAAAAATATTTTTATAGTTACGGGTAGCATATACGCTTCAGCTTCTGTTAACATTATAGGTGATACAACAATGACCGGTTCTTTATTTGTAACTAGTACAAATGATGATGTTTTTGTTGTTAAAAATCAGAGTAATGTTTCTCTTTTATCCGTAACTCAAAGTGGAGTTATAACTTTATCAACTCAATCAATAGAATTAACAGACCCTGCACCAAAAGGTGGAATTTATTTTACTTCTACTAATTTTTATGTAGGACTTAATTAAAAAATAAAAAAAAATTATATATTTATCAATAAAAATTAAACAAAAATTATGGCAACTTGGAAAAAAGTAATTGTATCTGGATCGCAAGCTGAATTAGCAGCTTTAACTTCTAGTATAGCGGTATTAGTAGGTACAAATCAACAAATTACAACAAATCAAGCAACAACCTTTTTAACAGGTTCGTTTACTGGATCCTTTACAGGTGTAGCGGATCTTCCTGATTTAATCAATGGCTCTGGAATTACATCCTTTACTTATGATGGTTCAGCTACAGCTACCGTTTCAGTATCTGGTGCTGCTGCTTTATCTTCAAACAATGTTCCTAAATGGTCAGGCGATGCTTTTGTTAACTCAGGTATTTCTGATAATGGTACTACTATAACTATTTCAGAAGATGCTGTATTCCAAAGTGATATTACTGTATTAGGCACAGCATCTTTCCAAAATACTACTAATTTAGAAGTAGCAGATAGATTTATATTGTTAGCTTCAGGATCTAATACAACTGGTGATGGTGGTTTAGTAATTCAACAAGCTAGCCAAGACGTAGGTGAGTTATTTGGTTATGAAAATTCAATTAATCGTTGGGGATTCACTTCATCCTTTAGCGCTGATTCTTCTACATTTAACGCCGCTGCTTATATAACAACAACCGAAGTAGGAACATCATCACCTTCATCTGCACCAATTTATGGAGGAGCCGGTAATGGATATGGTAATATGTACATTAAAACAGATACAGGAGACATTTTTATCTATTCATAAAAAAATAATTAAAAAAATAGTTATGGGATTTTCAGCAAAACACGTTGAAGGATCTAATCCTTTGATGAAACCAACATCTACTTCTAATAGTCAATTAACTACAAAAGAAATAGAAGTTCTTTTATCTATGATTAAAAAAACAACTTTTTTAGGAGAAGATATAGAACCTTTGTATAATTTGATTATTAAATTACAAACCCAACATTTGGAACAAACTAAATAATTAAGTTATGAATTTATTTTCTGTAGATTTTACCCACAGTGAATTAAATTTTATTCGTCAATCTTTAGAAACTGTTCCTATTCAAGGTCGTGATGCTAAATTTTGTGCTTCTATTCAGATTAAAATAGAACATGAATTAGAAGAAATCACTCGTATGATTAAAGCTGAAGAACAAAATAAACTATTAGGTCTTCAAGAAATTATTAATCAAGAAGAAAACAAAACTTCTAAAAAGAAAAAATAATATATTTATAACAGTATTATAGGCTCGAAAGAGAAGTGGACATAGCACATCTATGTAACCAACCATAATAAAAATAAAATGCCCAATTGGAAAAAAGTAATAACATCTGGATCTGATGCCACTCTAAACTCCGTTTCAGGATCTTCTTTTATATATTCAGGAGGAGACATAACAGCTCAAGATCACCTACAATCTTTAAGTGGAGTTTTAACCTTAACTCCCCAAGATCCCCTTCCCTCAGGATTACCTACTGGAAGTTTTGCTGTTAGTTCCTCAGTACCCCCAAAACCTTATTTTTGGGATGGTACTTCATGGAATGTTCTTTATTAATTAAACTTAAAAATTTATTGTTTAATTTGGTTTTTTTAAAATAAGTTATTATATTAACGTTATATGAGTATTGAAAACAAACGTCGTAAAAAACATGATGGTATTGAATGTGTTCCTGTAGGTTATGCTAATGGAGTAGCAGCAGGTTTTCCGTTTACAGACAAAGAAAAGGAATCAATGATTAATGAAGCTGAAGAAGCGTTTGGTAAGTTTCTTGATGCTTTAAAATGTGATTGGCGTAATGATCCCAACTCAATGGAAACACCACGTCGCGTAGCTAAAGCCTACGTAAACGATTTGTGGAAAGGTCGTTACAACAACTTTACAGAAATTACTTCATTCCCCTCAGATGGATATGATGGAATTATTATTGAGCGTAACATTCAACTTACCTCAATGTGTTCACATCACCACCAAACAATTCGTGGTGTAGTCCATATTGGTTATGTAGCTGGAACTGATGGTCAAGTAATTGGTTTGTCTAAATTAAACCGTATTGTTGAACATTTTGGCCGTAGAGGAGCTATCCAAGAACAATTAACCTCCGCTATTCACCAAGCAGTAGATAAAGTATGTGAAGGTAATCGTGGTGTTATTGTTACTGTAGTTGCTACTCACAATTGTGTAAGCTGTAGAGGTATTAATCACCAAGGAGCTGCTATGGTTACAACTAAAGCATCAGGTGTGTTTATGGATAACAATAATCAAGCACGTAAAGAATTCTTTGACAGCTTAAAAATTAACAACGGTCATATTTCAATCTAATGAAGTTAGGTGGTTTTGTTGAAAAGGTAATTAAAATTATTACCTTAGGGCAAGGTCATCGAATTGCTCTATTCATAGCTAAAAAAATGGGTTATGATGATTGTGGCTGTAAAGCAAGAAAAGACAAGTTAGACTTGTTTTGGGACAAAATCTTAAATAAATTAAAATAATATGTTATTAAATTCAAATCAAATATCAAATCACATTATTGAGTCCGAATTTTCAAAACGTGCTCAAATTGGTATCGACCTTTCAGTTCAAAAAATTGAATGGGTTTCTGCTGGAACTACTGTTTATACTGATAAAACTATCGTAGATCCTTTCTTTTATCATGAACAGCCTTTGATCATGATTGATGGTAAAGAATGCTGGCGCTTGTCCAAAGGTGTTTATTCAGTTACATTTAATGAAGGAATTAATGTTCCTGTTGATTGTGCTGCTAAAATTACTCACCGCTCATCTTTGTATCGTGGAGGTACAATTATTGAATCTCCTTGGTGGGATCCTGGTTTCCATTGTGAAATTATGAACTCAACAATGATTGTAAATAGTTCAATTATTATTGAGAAAAATGCTCGAATCGCTCAAATCGCTTTCTGGCGTGTTGAAGAGGTAGGTGAGCAATACAATGGTCAATTCCAAGGTCTAAACACAGCATACAACAAGTAATGTATCAAGCTCTATACTTTGATAGAGAGGAAAAACAGTATTATCTGAGAGATGATAGGTGGGACGGTTTTAAATCTTTTAAATACTGGCCCTCCTATTATGCTCCAGATTCTGATGGTGAGTTTGAAACACTAGAGGGAACTAGAGTATCCCCTGTTAAAAAAATGTCCGATTACAAAAACCCTTGGTATTTTGAAAAGGATGTAGATAAACTTACTCGTTTACTTGTTGATTATTATTACGAATCAGACGAACCACCTAAATTTCATAACATTGTTTATTTAGACATTGAGTGTGAGATTATGGGAGCGTTAACCGAGGATAACATTAAGGATCCTAAAGGTAAAATCACAGCTGTTGCTTTATATAATCAAAACGATAAAAAATATTACTGTTTAATTTTAGATGAAGCTAAAAAAATGTCTGCTGCTAGGTCTGAGGGTAAAGAAATTATCCCTTATGCTAGTGAAAAAGAATTATTACACGGATTTTTAGAAAAATGGTATGAATTAGATCCTACTATTATTACAGGATGGAATAGTGGTTTTTTTGATATTCCTTATTTATATTATAGAATTAAAAAAGTATTAGGCGAATCAATTGCCCAAACACTTTCTCCTATTAATAAAATTCATTTTACACCTCAATTCCCCGAACAACCTGTTAATTTTGCTGGTATTAATCACCTTGATTATATGCTTTTGTTTAAAAAATATATTGTAAAACAAGAGCCATCTTATCGTTTAGGTGATATTGGTAAAAAATATGCTGACCTAGAAAAAATTGAATATCAAGGTTCATTAGATAGATTGTTTGCTGAGGATGTAGATAAATTTATTGAATATAACCTTCGAGACGTAGAAATTATTGTTGAGTTAGAAAACAGACTTAAATTTATTGACCTAACAACTACAATTGTTCACTTGTGCCATACAGAATATGAAGCTATTTATTTTTCTACTCTGTTAAATGAAGGAGCTATTTTAACTTACCTAAAACGTAGAGGTATTGTTTCACCTAACAAACCTACAACCTACAATCCAGCATTAAGAACATTAGAGGAAGAATATGCTGGAGGTTATTTGAAAGATCCTACACCTGGTTTGTATGAGTGGGTTATTGACTTAGATTTTACCTCATTGTATCCTTCTATTATTCGCTCACTTAATATGGGAATTGAAACATTAGTAGGTAGAATTGTAAACCGAGGTAAATTCGACAACCAATGGTCACTTAAGGAACTTAGGTCAATGGATCCTAATACTACTATTGAGATTGAAAAAGTAAAAAAAGATAGAACAACAGTTAGATCTAAAACCACAGTTGGGGATATAATTGGAGTTATTGAGGAAAATGACCTATTAATTTCCGCTCCAGGAGTAATGTTCCGTAAGGATAAATCAAGTGTTGTTTGTGAAATTCTAGCTGACTGGTTTGCTAAACGTCAAGAGTATAAAAAACTCATGAAAAAAGCATACAAGGAAGATAATGACCCAGTTATGGGAGAGTTTTACAATAAACGTCAACACGCTTATAAAATTAAGTTGAATGACGTTTATGGTGTATTTGCTATCAATGGTTGGAGATACACAGATGGTAATAAATTCATTAGTAAAGCAATTACTTTAACAGGTCAACGATTAACTCAAGAAAGTATTAAGTTTGTTAATAATTGGTTAAATGAACAATTAGAAACTAACAATAAAGATTATATTGTCACCTCAGATACCGATTCATTGTTTATTCAAGTAAAAGATTTAATTTTACAACGTAAACCTGAGTTAGTAAATGCTGATAAGGAAACAATTGTAAAAGAAGTACTACAAGTTGCTACTGAAATTCAAAAATTAGCAAACGATAATCTACATACAATGGTTAAGGAATTATTTAATGTTGATTATCCAAATGAACCTCATTATTTCGAATTAAAACAAGAGGTTGTACTTGATAGAGGTTATTTTGCTGGCAAGCGTAGATACGCCCAACATATTGTTAACAAAGAAGGTGTTACTGTAGATGAATTAGATGTTAAAGGTTTGGATTTGATGAAATCAAATTTCCCACCATTGTTTAGAAGATTCGGTGAACATATTATTAATGAAATTATGTTTGGTAAACCTAAAGATGATGTTGATAAACAAATATTAGACTTTAGAACCGAATTAAGAACAATTGATTGGAGACAAATTTTAAAACCTACTGGATTAAAGAAAATGGAAGAATATTTAGCTGCTCCCCCTAGAGGTGGTGAAATATTTTCTAAATTAGGATTAAAATGCCCTATTAATACTAAAGCAGCTATTTACTATAATGATATTTTAAGATTTAAGGGACTAGACAAAAAATACCCAACATTCCAAATTGGTGATAAAATGTTTATTGCTTATTTAAAAGATAATCCCTATCGAATTGATGTTGTTGGTTTTAATGGATACAATGATCCCCCAGAAATGATGGAATTTATAGAAAAGTATATTGATAGAGACGGTTTGTTTGATTCAGTTATGAAAAACAAACTAGAGTCATTATATTCAGATCTAGGTTGGGGTGCTGTAGTGCTTAACCAAAACATAAATAAATTTTTTAAATTTTAAAAATGATTAATAAACTAGATTTACAAAGTATTATTTCAAAGTATTACTTGAACGGAATGAATGAGGCCGTCAAGTGGGATATTAAAGATAATAAGTTAACTATTAAGTTTACTGCTCCTGATAAAACTATGATTGGGATAGTAACTTGTGATGACTTTGAATTAGAGGATTCATCTATCGGAATTAGTAATACTACTCAACTAAATAAACTAATTGCTATTACAAATGGTTATCTAACTTTAGAATTTGTTAAGCAACACAAATTAATTACTAAACTTATCATAGCAGACAACCAGTTTACTTTAAACTATGCTTTAGCTGATACTATGATTATTCCTAAAGCCGGCGAGTATGTTGGAGATGGTGTCTATAACATTGAAGCTTCATTAGATAACGAAAGTATAAACGCTATAGTTAAAGCAAAATCCGCTCTTGCTGACACCGATACAGTTGTATTTAAACCGTTTACTAACGATGATGGTGATTTATTATTAGAAATGTTGTTTGGAGGTAATATCGAATACTCAAACAAAGTATCCTTTTACCTACCAGAAATTACAACAACTAATTTACCTAATGAATTTAAAGCACACTATAACTCTAATTTGATTAAAGAAATTATGTACTGTAACAAAGATGTATCTAATTGTACCATGGGAATTAATTTAGATGGAGTTATGAGACTTGCTTTCGATAACGGAAGTGTTAAGAGCGAATATTATTTAGTAGCAAAAGAACTTTAAAGATGAACACTAAGACTAAAAGCCCGGTATTTGAAAATACCAAGAAAAATTACTTAATTGACATTGACGGAACAATTACCGATGATGTACCTAATGAAGAACCTGAAAGAATGGTTACGTGTGAACCCTTTGAAGGTAGTATCGACTTAATAAATAAATGGTATGATGAAGGGCATATAATCACCTTTTTTACCTCTAGAACAGAAGCACATAGAAAAATAACTGAAGAATGGTTATATAAATATGGTTACAAATATCATAACCTATTATTAAACAAACCAAGAGGGGGTAATTATCATTGGATTGATAACCATGTTGTTAGAGCTACAAGATATAATGGCAAATGGTCTCCCTTAACAACAATAAGTGCCAACATTCAAGTATTTGAAGAATGAGTTTTACACGTTACATAGTTGAACAAGACCATGAAAAAACCATTTGGATGGATTGGAATTGGAATAAACACAGAGAAGGTGATTTACCAGCGATCGAATATAATGATGGTACTAAAGTTTGGTATAAAAATGGTTTAAAACATAGAGATGGTGGACTACCCGCTGTAGTATTTACTGATGGTCATCAAGAATGGTGGGTGAATGGTAAATTACATAGAGAAGACGGACCTGCAATTGTAAGAGCTGAAGGTCACGTTTTTTATTTTAAAAATGGAAAAGAAGAAACTAAATAACTATTAAAAATAAAAACATATAATATGTATAACAAAGTGAAACCTTAGGGAACACTTAAATCATCTTAGGAGATAAAAATTATGACAAATTTAAGCATTTTTGAGAGACAACTCTCACCATTTGACATCCTATTTAAGGATCTTTTCAAATCAGAACTAAACTTTCAACCAGCCATTGAGGCTAAATTTCCCCACCCAGTAGACATTTACGAAAACAAAGACGGACTCCATTTTGAAGTGGCATGTACTGGTCTTACTAAAGAAGATGTTGACCTAAATATCGAGGGTGATGTATTAAAAATCAGTTATGATAAAAATGACGACAATAGTTGTTGCGATGTAAATGATTGTAACTATATTAAACGAGGAATCGCTCGTCGTTCATTTAATCTAGGTTATAAAATTGCTAACAAGTTTAATTTAACTAAAGCTGAGGCTGAAATGAAAAACGGCTTGTTAAAAATTTCAATTCCATTCGCTGAAGAAGCAAAACCAAAAACATTAACAATTAAGTAAAACCCGTTCTCCTAAGGTTTCACAGGTTATGAAATTACATCTAATTAAAACTAAGGATGATACTTTGTATGAAGTAATACATCAGGAAGTAGAAACAAAACAAATTGATTCTGAAAAAATGAGAATCAAATATCACTGTACTGATGTTTTTAGAAACAATGGTCAATATTGGTTTGTTAGAAAAATAGAAGAAGCACAAATTATTGAAGAAAATTTGGAAAAACAATAAAAAGTTATTATATTCACGTTATGACTAAAGAAAAAGAATACACACGTACTATTATTGATCCTGCAATGGAACCCTATTTCATCTCAATGGATGATAGTTGTATAACTGTTAACATTAAAGTTACCCCTGATTCTCGTTATAGTGATTCAGGTAAAGATTATGTTAAAGTAATAGGACATTATAGCAATGTAAGTAGTGCCTTAAAATCAATTATTAAAGACAAAACGAACAGTCAATCCTATGATTCTTTAAAAGAGTATATGGATGAGTACAGTAATCTTACTGAACGTTTAAATCAAGTATTAAATTTTTAAAATATGTTAGAAGCAATTTATAATGCCGTTATCGTAAAACCTATTGAGGTAGAGGAAACCTCATATGGTAATATTATCGTTCCTGATTTAGGAAATGAAAAAAACAAATTAGGAGAAGTTGTAGCAGTTGGTCCTGGTAACTATTCAGCTACAGGAGTTCTTATAAAAACTATGCTTAAAGTAGGAGATATTGTTGTGTTGCCTACAATGGGGTTTTCTAAAATGGAATATCAAGGTGAAGAATATTGGTTGGGACCTGAAAATCAAGTTTTAGCTCGTATAGCAGATGAAAAAACTTCAATTCAAGAAATTATTGAACAAACAGAACCTTTTAAAGAAGAAAAATAATTATGAGTAAAATTATAGAATTTGGCCCTGAGGCTCGTAAAAAAATGATTGATGGTATCGACAAACTTGCCGATGCCGTAACAGCAACTCTTGGTCCTAATGGACGTAATGTAGTTATTGCAAACGGAGGTGTTCCTCAAAGCACTAAGGATGGTGTAACTGTAGCTAAATCTATTACCCTAGAAGATCCAATTGAAGAATTAGGAGTACAGTTAGTAAAACAAGCAGCTATTAAAACAGCAGACAACGCGGGTGATGGTACTACAACATCAACATTGTTGGCTCGTGAAATGGCTAAGCAAGGTCTTAAGTATCTTAATCACGGTGAAAATGCTGTTGAAATTAAACGTAGCATTGATAAATCAGTAAAAGATATCATTAATTATCTTCGCCAAGAAATTAAAGAAGATATTTCTAGTGAAGAACAACTTAAACAAATTGCCACTATTTCAGCTAACAATGATGAAGAAGTAGGTGAATTGATTGCTACCGCTATGCAAAAAGTAGGTCGTGAAGGTGTTGTTTTTGTAGAAGAATCTAAAAACGGTGAAACATATCTTGAAACAGTTGAAGGTATGCAATTTGATCGTGGTTACAAATCACCTTATTTTGTAACTGATAACAATAATATGACAACTACTTTACACGATGCTTTGATTTTAATTGCTGATAAGCGTTTTACAACAGTAAAAGAATTGTTGCCTATTTTAGAAGCAGTATCTAACCAGAATAAACCTTTGGTTTTGATTGCTGAAGACATTGATGGTGAAGCACTTGCTACTTTGATTGTAAACAAAGCTCGTGGTATCTTGAAAGTTGTAGCTGTTAAAGCTCCTGACTTTGGAGATCGTCGTAAGTTGTTGCTTGAGGATATGGCTATTTTGACTGGTGGTGAAGTATTCAGTACTGAAAAAGGAATGAAACTTGACAAATTCAGTTGGGATTGGTTTGGTCAAGCTCGAGTAGTTACTGTAGGTAAAGAAGAAACCACTATTGTTGATGGTAAAGGTGATGCTGATAAGATTGCTGCTCGTATTGAAGAACTCCAATCTCAGGTTGAAAACTCTACTTCACCATATGAAAAAGAAAAATTACAAGAACGTTTGGCTAAATTTATTGGTGGTGTAGCAGTTGTTCACGTAGGTGGATTTACAGAAGCTGAAATGAAAGAAAAGAAAGATCGAGTAGATGATGCTTTACAAGCTACAAAAGCCGCTCTAGAAGAAGGTATTGTACCTGGTGGTGGAATGGCTTTATTGCATGCTCGTAATGGTATTCAAGATTTTAATACTATTGGTGGTCGCATTGTTTATAACGCTTGTGCTGAACCCTTTAAGAAAATTTTGTCAAATGCTGGTTACGAACAAGAAGACATTTACAATGCTCTTTCAGGTGCTACCGGAGGTGATTATTGGTATGGTTTTAATCTTAGCGATGATGATTTTTGGGATATGAGAGAAATTGGAGTAATCGATCCTGCTAAAGTAACTCGTACAGCCCTTGAAAATGCAGCATCCGTTGCCGGAACTATTTTATTGACAGAAGCTGTTGTAGTTGATAAGCCCGAAGAAAAAGATGATGATGGGCTTGGAGGTATGATGGGAATGATGTAAATTTAAAGTATGCAAGACGCAATAGGTCTCATAGGAAGAACCCTTGTTATAGAAGAAGTTATTTACAAGGTTAAAGATTTCTACTTTGTTCCCGGTACAAATTTATTGTACGTCGGTCTTCAAACCCCTGATAAAGCAGTTGTAAATTGGAGATATGAGAACCTATTGCCTTACTTTATTGAACAAGTCCACTTTGGTCACAGCCAGTTATGAAAACAGAAATACAAGAAAAATTAATCGAAATCGCTAAACGAGTACCTCCTGGAGATCGTTGGGAAGTAAATGGGGTTAAAGACGTTCAAAACGGCTTAACAGATGCTTTAGAAGCATACTACCAGTCATCAACTAATAAACCTATTGCCTTTCGTTTAGATTTGGTTAATAGTAAACTTTACGGTATATTCAACAATGAAGTAGAAGTTAAAGAACCTGAACCTAAACAATATTCAATCTATGGGGATTACACTTTAGACTAATCCCCGTATATTTATAATCATGAAAACATGTAATGATTGTAAAATAAACGAAGCTAAGTATAACAATGGAAAATGTAAAGATTGTAATACAGCTTATATGACTGAGTATAGAAAAACTCAAAACTACAAAGAATACCAGACTAAAGATTATACAAAAACAAAAGAAAAACGTTTAGCTTATAAAAAAGATTATTACCAATCTCATAAAGCAGAACGAGCTAAATATATGAGAGATTATAGAAAAGCAAATCCTAAATATAGAGCTCAAGATGCTATAATAACTTATATAAATAAAAAAATTAAAGAAAGAGCTGATTTTATTGATTATTTAGGTTGTGGTTGGAATGAATTTTTTGTATATTTAGAAAAACAATTTACAGAAAATATGAATTGGGATAACTATGGAACATATTGGGAAATTGATCATATCCATCCGCTAAGTAAAGGAGGTAGTTTTCATTATACTAATACCCAACCATTAACAATTACCGAAAACAGAAGAAAATATAATAAGTTATGAGTTCTAAACAACATACATTGTGGAATGAAAAATATCGTTCTCAAGATCTTTCTACATATGTAGGAAATGAACAAATAAAAGGTACTATTTCTAAGTACCTAGAACAAAATGATATTCAAAACTTTATTTTTTATGGTCCAGCAGGAACTGGTAAAACTACTCTTGCTAAACTCATTGTTAATAATCTTAATTGCGATTTTCTCTATATTAATGCTTCCGATGAACGTGGTATTGATACTATTAGGGATAAGGTACAGGGTTTCTCGTCTGTTGCTTCTTTTAAGCCGCTCAAAGTTGTCATCTTGGACGAGGCTGATTTCCTTACTATTCAGGCTCAGGCGTCGCTAAGAAACATTATTGAGACATTCTCACGTACAACAAGATTTATCTTGACTTGTAACTATATTGAAAGGATTATTGACCCTCTTCAATCACGTTGCCAGGTACTTAAAATTGTTCCTCCCTCTAAACAAGAGGTAGCAGTTCACATTAACAATATCTTACAACAAGAAAATGTTAGTATTGATTTAGATAACTTAAAACTAGTTGTCAATCAATTTTATCCTGACCTACGTAAAATGCTTAACACACTACAAATGAGTGTAGTAGGCGACGAAATTGTTGTAGATAAAAGTGTATTAGTGTCTAGTAATTATAAAAATCAAATACTTACGGAATTATGTAAACCAAGTTCTAAATCATTTAATAACATTAGACAAATCATAGCTGATTCTGGTGTGAGTGATTTTGAAGACCTATTCAGATTTTTATTTGACCACGTAGACAAATATGCTCCTACAGAAGCAGGTCAGGTAATTATTTACCTTGAGGAATACCAGTACCATTCTAATTTTAGAATTGATAAAGAGATCAATGCTATGGCTCTTATCTCTAGAATATTATCTGTAGCTGGTAAAAAAGTATTATGAAACAATTCCTAAAGTTTACTGTAATTTGGATTAGCCAAAATCTTTCCGTACCTTTCTGGATGGTAGGTCACGTTCACTTAATGACAACTGTGTATCAAGACATACATGAAATTATTATGAGCATGGGTATGAATATTATAGTAGCAATAGGATTTTATTTAGATTATAAACAAAACAAAAAATGAAAGATCAATTAAACATTAATTTAGATTTATCTAAAACAACAGAAGTTTTAACTCAAACAGGTACCCCGGTATGGGAACAAGGAGTAGTACTTCGTAAAGTATCTCGCTTTGTAACAGGCACAGCTGAAGATGCTATCATCCCCATTCCTGTATTTTATGATCCCAAAACAGGAGAAATTTGTCAAGAAACTCTCCCTAAGGAATTAAGAGAATACTACAAAGATGACGTTATTTGATTGGTTAAAACATATAACAACAGATAAAAAACCTTGGTCTTCTTTTACAGAAGATCAACAAGAATCGTTCAATTCTTACATGGTTCATCGGTTTGTAAGTATGTATGAGGGATATACTGAGGTCGCAAATTACGGCCAAAGAATCCCGTATCCTGAAAAGGAAAAAACCTACAAGTATTATTGCACCATGTTACCAAAAAAGAATATATTCCTCAAGTATGTTAAGTCTTCTAAAAAAAGACCAGCCACCGATTTATTAAAACACATAGCTGATTATTATGTTATCTCTCTAGGAGAAGCTGAGGATTATATTCATCTCCTTAAACGAGAAGGAATAGAACATATTCTTGAAAAAGCAGGAGTTGACAATAAAGAAATTAAAAAGTTATTAAAAGAAATTAAATGACAAAAAATAGCGATGTGTGGGGAGTTTATCCTGCCAAAACCTCAGAACCATTCAAACCGGATTCAATAGTACAATCAGTTGTTAATAAATTTAACTCACGTGCTAAACAAGGTTTTGAAAAATATAATAACACTCTAGATAGAAACGATTTTACTGTATTAGAATGGATTGAGAATGCTCAAGAAGAACTAATGGATGGAATCCTTTATTTAGAGAAGTTGAAAAAAACATTAGGTGGCTAAAAAGAAAAAAATACCAGCTATTGTAAAACAAATTAAGCAACACAACTTACGAGAAGTTAACTACGCTTACGAGAAGTCAATTTCTTATAGTCAGTTGTCTATGTTTACCGCTTGTCCCCACAAGTGGAGTTTACAATATAAAGACGGTTATTACACGTCTGAATCGTCTATTCATATGACGTTCGGAACAGCACTGCACGAGGCATTACAACACTATATAACAACTATATACGAAGTAAGTGCTGCAGCTGCTGACCGAATTGATTTAGAGGCTTATTTTGAGGAACGTTTTAGAGAAACATACCTTAAAGATTATAAATCAAATAAAAATGTTCACTTTTCTAACTCTGTTGAAATGAGAGAGTTTTTTGAAGATGGACTAGCTATTATAAACTTTGTTAAAAAGAATAGAGGCGGTTATTTTGGTAAACGAGGCTGGCATTTAATAGGCTGTGAAGTACCTATTTTACTCAACCCACACCCAGGATTTAAAAACGTATTGTATAAAGGTTATCTGGATGTAGTTTTGTATAATGAATCAACCAACAAATTTAAAATTATGGATATTAAAACATCTACTAAAGGTTGGGATGATTACGCTAAAAAAGATGAAATTAAACAGATGCAATTAATTTTATATAAGAAATTTTTTGCTCAACAATTTGGTGTTTCCGAAGACAATATTGATATAGAATATTTTATTGTTAAAAGAAAAGTATGGGAAGAATCCCCTTATCCAATCTCTAGGATTCAAGAATTCAAACCAGCAAGTGGTAAAGTAAAACTTAATAAAGCAACAAACACAATTACTTCATTTATTGAAAGTGTGTTTAATCAAGATGGTTCCTACAAAGATAAAAAATACGAACCAAAACCTGATAAATTTACTTGCAGATTTTGCCCTTTTAAAGATAATAAAGAACTTTGTCAGTTTAGTGTATCTTAAAGAATCCACATATATTTATATACGACAAATAAATAAAGATTATGACAAATAAAAAGGATATGACATTAACCTCTGTAAAAGTACAGAGTGAGTTGTTCGAGAATTTCAAGATTGCTTGTGTTAAGTACAAATTTTCTTTACAAAAACTTGCTGACCGCACTATTCATTTGTATCTTACTGATGAAGATTTTCGTAAAAAAGTACACTCACACAACAACTTAGAAATTAAAGACTAAAAAGAATTATGAATTCAAGTTTTGCCTATCTTCCTCCTGATAAGAGGAAAAAGATATTGCTTATTACAGATGACATTAGAGTACATTCAGGTGTAGCTAATGTAGGTAAAGAAATTGTATTACACACATCACAACATTTTAATTGGGTTTGTGTTGGTGGTTCAATCCAACACCCTGATAAAGGAAAACGTTTTGATTTGTCTTCATCAACAAATGAAGTAACAGGATTAACAGATACTTCTACTATTTTATACCCTGTTGATGGGTATGGAACACCCGAATTGATTCGTTTTTTAATGATAACTGAAAAACCAGATGCTATCTTGTTAATTACTGATCCAAGATACTTTACATGGTTATTTCAAATGGAAAATGAGATTCGTAAAGAAATCCCAATTGCCTATTTGAATATTTGGGATGATTATCCCGCTCCAATGTATAATAAAGCCTATTATGAGGCTTGTGATTTGTTAATGGGTATTTCAAAACAAACAGTAAATATTAATAAACTTGTTTTAGGTGATAAAACAGAAGGTAGAATTTTTAAATATGTTCCTCACGGATTAAATCATGAAATATTTAAACCTTTAGATAAATCAGATCCTCAATTGTTAGAATTTAAAAAACAATTATTTAAAGGTAAAGAATATGATTTTGCTTTATTATTTAATTCTAGAAATATTAGACGTAAACAAATTCCTGATACTATTTTAGCATATAAATATTTTATTGACCAGTTACCTATTGAAGAAGCTAAAAAATGTATTTTTGTATTACACACAGACCGAGTATTTGATCATGGAACTGATTTAAATGCTGTAATAGAATTGTTGTGTAATGATGAAAAATATAATATTATATTCACAGATCAAAAGTTTTCACATGATCAAATGAATTTGCTTTATAACAGCACTGATTGCCAGATTTTATTAACATCAAATGAAGGTTGGGGATTGAGTTTAACTGAAGCTATTTTAGCAGGTAATCCTATTATTGCTAATACAACTGGTGGTATGCAAGATCAAATGAGATTTGAAGATGAAAATGGTAATTGGTTTACTCCTAGTGCTCAAGTTCCCTCTAACCATAGAGGAACCTATAAAAAACATGGTGGTTGGGCATTCCCCGTATTTCCGTCTGTAAGAACTCTTGTTGGTTCACCTCCAACACCTTATATTTGGGATGATATCTGTAGTGCTGAAGATGCTTCTAAACGTATTATGGAAGTTTATAACTTAGACCCTACAGAACGTAAAGCTAGAGGCTTAATGGGTAGAGAATGGGCAATTGGTGAAGAAGCCGGATTTACAGGAGAAATACAAGGTAAACGAGTTATTGAAGCCTTTGATGAATTGTTCTCGACTTGGGAACCTAGAGAATATTTTGAATTCATTAACACTAATGAAGTCCCCGATAGAGTTTTAACCCACGAATTGATATATTAATGAAAAATACAGTTGTAATTAGCTCACCCTTTGATACCTATTCAGGATACGGAGCTCGAGCTCGAGACGTAATTAAAGCTATTTTAGCTACAGACAAATATGATGTTAAACTTTTAGCTCAACGTTGGGGCAATACACCTTTTGGATTTTGTAATGATAACCCAGAATGGGCACACTTATTAAAATTAGTAGTTCCTAACTTACAACAAAAACCAGACATTTGGATTCAAATTACTATTCCAAGTGAATTCCAACCAGTAGGAAAATACAATATTGGAATTACAGCTGGAATAGAAACTACAGTATCCCCGGGCGATTGGATTGAAGGAATTAATAGAATTGATTTAACTTTAGTTTCATCTAATCATTCTAAACAAATTTTCCAAAACACTCAGTTTGATAAAAAAGATAAAAATACAAATCAAACAGTAGGTATTACTAAAGTAGAAAAACCAATTGAAGTATTATTTGAAGGAGCTAATTTAGATATTTATAAAGCTTTAGATAAAATTCCACCAAGTGATTTAAATGATGCTTTAAAAGAAATTCCTGAATCCTTTGCTTATTTGTTTGTAGGACATTGGATTAATGGAGATTTGGGTGAAGATAGAAAAAATGTAGGTTTATTAATTAAATCGTTTTTCGAAACCTTTAAGAATAAAACCAACAAACCAGCATTGATTTTGAAAACATCTCAAGTAGGTTCTTCCTATATGGACCGAGAGGAAATTTTAAAGAAAATTAAACAAATTCGTAAAACAGTAAACTCAACTAATTTACCTAATGTTTATTTACTTCACGGTGAATTTACAGATGAGGAAATGAATGACATTTATAATCACTCCAAAGTAAAAGCTATGATTAGTTTAACTAGAGGTGAAGGTTTTGGTCGTCCCTTACTTGAATTCAGCCTAACCAAAAAACCAATTATTGCTTCCGGATGGTCAGGTCATATTGATTTCCTTAAACCAGAATTTTCTAGTTTATTAAATGGTAAATTAACCCAAGTTCATCCTAGCGCTGCTAACCAATGGTTATTAGCTGAATCACACTGGTTTGCTCCTGATTTATTCCAAATAGGTCATTATTTAAAAGATGTATTTGAAAATTATAAAAACTATATTGATGGAGCAAAACGCCAAGCTTACTATAGTAAAACTAACTTTAGTTGGGATGGTATGAAAGATTTGTTAGAAAAAATTATGAATGAAAATATTCCTGAATTTCCTAAACAAGAGAAGCTAAATATTCCTTTATCTTTACCTAAATTAGAAACAGTAAATGAAAATTAGTTATGCGATATTAACCCACAATGAAGGGGAATACATTAACAAATTACTCAATCTATTAGTTAATACTAAACGACCAGAGGATGAAATTGTAATTGTTGACGATCACTCAACCGATGAACTTACTAAACAATATTTAAACGAATATAAACCACATATTAAACTATACTACAGAGAATTTGATGGTGACCATACCCAGAAAAATTATTTAAATAGTTTATGTACGGGTGATTATATTCTTCAATTGGATGCTGATGAATTAGTTTATCCTGAATTCATTAATATTTTACCCTCTTTATTAGAAAATAACTCTCAGGTAGATTTATTTATTATGCCTCGTATTAATACAGTAGAAGGATTAACTCCTGAATACATCCAAAAATGGAGATGGAATGTAAATGAAAAAGGATGGGTTAATTTCCCTGATTGGCAAATGCGTCTTTATAGAAATTGTGATTGGGTAAAATGGGAAGGTTTACTTCATAGTAAAATCGAAGGACATAAAACTTATGTTTTTTTACCTACTGAAGAAATATATTGTCTTCTCCACCCTAAAGAAATAGAAAGACAAGTCGCTCAAAACGATTTATATAATAAAATTGAATTAAACGGAAAAACTAAATACAAAGTATAATGGAAAACAATCAAATACCTAAATTTATTTACATTCATATACCTAAAACCGGAGGTAGTTCGGTAAAAGAAATATTTAATCAAACGGATTATATCAAAACTATAGGTCATGTTCATGGACTCCAACAAAAACTTCCAATTCCCACATTTACATTAGTTAGAAACCCATATTACCGAACATTATCTGCTTATAATTATCTTTGTACGGGCGGTGATGGGAATGAAGCTGATTTAAGAGATCAAAAAAGATTTTTTGAAGGATTTGAACCTACTATAGAACACTTTCATGTTTTTGTAAAAGAAAAACTAAAAGATATTATATGGCAACAAGTCCATTTTTTACCCTTAACTTATTTCTGTGTGTTTGAAAGTAACTTACTAATCGATTTTGCTATGAAGTTAGAAGAATTAGATTCTAGCTGGAAGGGATTATGTGATTACTTAGGGATTGATACTCCTTTAATTAAAACAAATGAAGGTCCTAAAATAACAAACAAAGAAGAATGGTTAACACCTGAAATTAAAGAAATTATATATGAAATTTACCAACCGGATTTCATTAATTTCCAATATGAAAAATAAATTTAAACTTGGATACTAAAAAACAAAATATTATATTTAATAAATTATGGATAATTTAACAATATGTGATCGCTGTGGCTCCGATGCTTGCTATGTAGACGAAGTCAATATGGATATTAAAACCTATTTCTGTTATGGATGTGGTTTTCAATCTAATTCTTTAATGAAGGAAGGTGAAGAGTTTTATGATCAACAATCATCTGTTTTACCTGAACTGTATAAGGATTTATTTCACAAAGATGAATCAGGTAAAACTTGGATGCCTTCAGCAGTAAATATTCCTGAAAAAGGAATGGTATTTGCTAATGGTTCTGGAATAAATGATTGGCATTGGTCAGCAATAAAATCTACTCCTATTAAAGAGGAAGACCAACACAAATACAAAAACGCTAAAAACCCTAAACAAACCTATAAATTCAAAATGGATATGGAAACTATGAAAAATTTTCCTGAAAGAGAATTTATGGACGCCTTAAGTTACATTGGAGCATTACCCGAATAATTATGATATATTGGTTTACAGGCCAGCCAGGTCACGGAAAAACAGTTTTGTGTAATCACTTAAAAGATTACTTAGAATCTAACTACACAAAACAAATTATCCACATTGATGGAGATGACATTAGAGAAGTATTTCAAAACAAAGATTACTCAAAAGAAGGTAGAATTAAAAATATTACCTTTGCTCAAAATTTAGCTCACTTTTGTAACCATAAAGGTTTTGATGTTGTAGTTAGTGTTGTAGCTCCTTATAAAGAAGTTAGAGATTCATTTAAGGAAAGAATGGGTAGTGAAATGGTAGAAGTTTATGTTCACACTACTGAAATTAGAGGTAGAGAACAATTTCACGTAGCTGAATACGAAGCACCTACCGAAAACTTTATAGATATCGATACAACAGAAGAATCACCTGAGGGTAGTTTGGTAGAATTAGTTAACCAAATAGGAATATGAAAAAGAATACCTATTTTTTTGACATTGATGGAACTATTTTCAAATATAGACAATTTGATTTAATCCCTAAAACCAAACCAGAGGTAATTAAAAGTACTAGAAAACAACTAAAAGAGTGGTACAACGAAGGACACCACATTATTATATGTACTGCTCGTCCCTATGATTTAAAAATACATACCCTAGTTGAGTTGCAAGACAATGATATACCCTATCACCAGATAATTATGGGTTTAGAACGAGGACCAAGATATATTGTTAATGATATGGACCCCACTAAGGAAGGTAAACGAGCAATTGGAATTAATTTAATTAGAGATAAAGGATTTACAGATTATGAATTGGACTAAAAAAATACACGTACCTTCTTCACTACAACGTAAAGAAGGACAACACGCAATGTTTATTGGACGTTGGCAACCACTACATGATGGACACAAAGGATTGTTTCAACAAGCAATGGATGAGGGCAAACATGTTTTGATTTGCATTAGAGATATCGCTCCTGATGAGAAAAACCCATTTACAGCACAACAAGTACTAGAAAACATTACCTCAGTCTATGAAAATGAACCCCGAGTTAAAGTAATAGTTATTCCCGATATTTGTTCTGTTGAATTTGGTAGAGGTGTCGGTTATGATATTATTGAACACATCCCACCAACAGAAATTGGAGAAATATCAGCAACAAAAATACGTGAGCAAATGAGGGCCGATGGTAAGTTATAAGCGACATATAGCAAAAACTATTACTTGGAGAATACTAGGAACTATTGATACTATTCTTTTAGGTTGGTTTATTACTGGTAGTTGGGCTATCGGTTTATCTATTGGGGGAGTTGAAATGATTACTAAAATGGTTTTATATTTCCTACATGAACGTGTTTGGTATAAATGGATTAAATTTGGTTTAAATAAAGATTAATATGGTATTCGGATTTTATAGTAGAAATGATAAGATGGAAGAACTAGTTGGTAGAACAGTTACTACTTCCCGACTTAAAGCAGCTAAATATTTTGCTGAACGTAAACAATTACCCCTAAAAGAATTTTTGAAAATTTTTGGTGTAAAAACAATTATATAATGAATATGACAGGTCTTTTTAAAGGTTTCGGAAAAAATTTAAATCTAAAACTAAGAGGTGAGGATAAATCTTTTGGAAATAATAAAAAAACATTTATTAAACTTATAGACACCTTTGACCAATTAGTTCAACGTACTTATTCTATTGAAGAAGATACCGGTCTTATAATGGAACGTTATGAAGAACCTTTCTATATTTTAATTGAAAGTCTATTTTATTTAAACTATGAGGATTGGAAAGCGGAACTTATTATGTGGTATGTTTATGAGCGTTGGGATGAAGATGGAGAAATATTACCCCTTAGTATCACAGATTTAGATACTGAAGTAGAAGAAGAAATCCTAATCAAAGATCCAGGTGAACTATATGACCTATTTAAACGTATAGAAAAAAAATCAAAAAAATAAAGTTATGAATTGTACAAAATGTGGTGAAGTAATTCCTGAGGGTAGACTTAAAGCACTTCCAGGAGCTAAAACATGCGTTGCTTGCTCAAATGCTAAAATGAAAGGTGTAGTAACAATCATGAAGGGTGAGGGAGACCACACTTGGATTGAAACTATCCATTTAGAGCATGATGAATATAAAGCATATGTTGAAGCGGAAAATAAATTACGTAAAGCAGGTAATAAATTATTTGACTCTACGGACGAATCACCAGAAATTCCTTATGGTTTTAGTGAAACTAAAATAGATAAAACACCTAATGCCTAAAGCACGTCCACTTTCAAAGGAAGAGATTGTAGCAGCAATGTCAAAAACCAAATCAGTACGTAGTGCTGCTAGGTATTTGAATTGCTCATATCAACACCTTAAAAAGTGGATGAAATTGTATGATGGCGCTAATGGTCAGAGTTTATTTGAGGAACATAAAAACCAATCAGGTAAAGGTATTCCTAAATTTTTAAGCAATGCTCCGTTTGGTAGAAAAGAACCAGCAATTTTAGATATTATAAATGGCGTAACGGATCCCTCTAATTTTAATCCTCAAAAAATTAAATATAGATTAATCGAAGGTGGTTATTTAAAAGAAGAATGTAATAATTGTGGTTTTCATGAACGTAGAGTATTAGATTATAAAATGCCCTTAATACTCCATTTTAAAAACGGAAATAAACAAAGTTACAGATTAGATAATTTAGAAATGCTCTGCTACAACTGCTATTTCCTTTCAGTTGGAGATTTATTTACTGGCAAACAAGTTGAACAAATGGAAGACCATACCCCAAGTAAAGAAAAAGAACCAGATTGGGAAGTAGATGATTACACACAACAACGACTAAAAGAATTGGGATTATATGATTCTAAACCAGATGATGATCCTTATGATTTGGTATCTAGACTCTAAATATTTATAATTGTGAAAAAGAAAAAGCACGATAAGTTGGTTAAAGATTACGATAAACAAAAAGAAAAACATCTTGAAAAACTAGCAACTAAAAAACTAAAAGATCAAGATAAAACCGACCACTTACGTACAAAATATATTGACACGGACTTTTTAAACTTATTTTAACATGGCAGGCGAAATTACAGTCAACAACACCGAGGAATTTCAGGAAATGGTTGACAGAAAAGATTTTAGAATAGCAAAAGCAATTGTTGAGTCTATTCTAGACAATATAGAAACTAAAAAACGTAATATTCACATATTATCTGTGGCCTGCGTAGAAGATAATGCTATCTATGATTTAACTTTAGATAGAAAATTCTTCGCTGATACCTTAGAGGAAAATTTGAGATATTTTATTGAGCAAGAAAAATACGAAGAATGTCAACGTATTGTAGAAGCTATCGATAAACTAAAAAAGAAAAAATCTTCTTAATTTAACTTGATTCTTTAAAAGTCAAATATTATATTGACAACAAAAATAAGTTATGTTTTACAAGTATGACAACGAGTGGCTGACCTGGAAAAAGGATTGGAAAAAACTCAAAATCTCCTTAGGAGTAGTTGGTTTACTTATCGTAGGTTCATTTGTAGGTGGACGTTACGCTAAATTTGAAGCATTAGATGATTTGGAAAAAGAAATCCTAATCCTAGATCTACAAAACGAGAGAAACCGATTCACTGAGGAAAAATTCATTGATGAGCTTAAACGATTGAATGTTAAGTATCCACACATTGTAATGGCTCAATCAATTTTAGAAACCGGACATTGGAAAAGTCAAGTATTTAAAGCAAATCACAATTTGTTTGGAATGAAACAAGCAAACATTCGAATTAATACTGCTAAAGGAACTAATTTGAATCATGCTTACTATGATAATTGGCAGGAAAGTCTTTATGACTATGCTTTCTATCAGTGTCGTTATATGAGTAGTGTTCATAGTGAAGAAGATTATTTCTTAGCATTAGATGCTTCATACGCTGCTGCTGGAGGGGATTATTCAAAAGCACTTAAACAAGTAATTGAAAGAGAAAACATTAAAGCAAAATTCTAATAATGAAGCCATGTATGTATAGGCATGGCAGCAAAAAAATCATCATCAATAAGTGCATCTTCTTCCTATAAAGAGAAGCCTAAGAAAAACAACAAGGGAGTTCACGCTAAAACAAAAACTAGCAAATCTAAAAACTCCACTAATTACAAAAAGTTATCAGTAGGCCAAGGTTAATATGGGAGAGACATCACGATACACTAGAAGTAGAAGACAACAGAAAAAGTTTTCTAAGAGAATTAAACAAAATAACGAAGTTTTAAATAAAGCAAAAATTTATGAGCAAAAACAGCAACATGCAACGACTAGCCCAACTGAAGATTTGGCTTGAGGACATGAAGAAAAACAACAGGTACCGCAGTCAGCAGAAGAAACAACCTAAATGGCTTGTTCAAGTACTCAAGGATCTAGACGATGAAGATTAATGGAGGGGCTTTAGAGTTTTTCCAAAGCTTACCCGACGACATACTAATAAAAATTGCTATGTATGATTGGGAAGCACTAGAACGTTTATGTGTAGCTCTTACTTTGGATATTCAAATGCTAAGAGAAGAATATGAAAAAGAAGAAAAGAGAGATTTGGCTTCCTGAATCTCTCTTCTTATATTCACGTCATAATAAAGGTTATGGCATTACACGAAGTAATAGAAAAACACGAAGTAACTATTTTAGGTCAACAGATCAAGTATACAAATAAGTATATTACTTATACTGAGGGTACAATCCGTAGTTATAAACCAACACCAAGTCTATATAGTTGTTCAGGTCGTTTGTTCAAGTATGATTATGAACATCAATTTGCTCCAACATTAGTTGTATTGAGTGGTCAAAAATACATTGTACCCACTTATCAAAAGGTACATAGTAAAACCGAATTAAGTGATATTAATTGGATTAAACCTCAAGTTAAAGCACCAGTTGTTGAAAAAAATGAGTGGTTGTTCGAATCAAGTAGTGATCCAGGACATTTTTATAGAGTTAGACAATCAGGAACAAAATATACCTGTAATTGTCCAGGAGTATGGCGCTCAAAAGATCGTCGTTGTAAGCACATCAAACAAGTAGAAAATGATAACAAGTAAAAAACCATCAAACAAAATCGAAATCGATTTAGAAGGCCCTCAAGGTAATGCCTTTGTATTATTGGGTATTGCTAGAGATTTGTGCCGTAAATTAGATTTAGATTGGGATTCTATTCATTCAGAAATGACAAGTAGTGATTATGAGAATTTAGTTCAAGTAATGGACCACTATTTTGGAGATTTTGTTATAATGTACCGATAATGGCAGAACGAGGTAGACCCAAAGAAACAGCACCAGTTCAACTTGATAAGTGGACTAGAGAAATATATCAAATACCTGCTAAACCCGAGTTGGGTTGGAAAATGGTATGGCATTATGATAATAACAAAAGTGTAAATGGTCCTTTTAAAACAGAAATAACTTATCCTAAAGATCAAAAACATAATAAAGTTAAAGCCGATAAAGGTAAAGCATACAATGGACAACCTGTAGTAATGGTATTCAAAACATCAGAACGTTCAAATGCTAAAACTAAAATGAAAGTATGGAATAATGAAAACATTGATTATATTATTTCAGCGAAAACATTACCTGGTGTTCCTGATAATGCTATTATTATGGAATGTGGGGTAGGTGAAAGTTTTATTAATACTTGGAAACTAAAATACTCTTTATAATATTTATAACAAAATAACTATGGGAACTCGCGCATTAATCGGTTACTTAGATACCTCTGCTAAACCAATGACCTTAACCTCAACTTACAACCATGCTGATGGTTATCCTTCAAACTTGGGCAAAGGTTTAAGAAATTTTTACAACGATGACGAAAGAGCAAAAGAAATTGCTAATGTAGGATATATTTCCTACTTAGATCCAGCAACGGGTGAATGGGAGGCTGCAAATAAAGAACAAGCTAGAGTTATTAGATTAGATAATGACTTTATAGAAGCCATGATTCAAATTGCTTCTGAAATTGACTATAGGGGAGCTAATTATGGTTACATTTGGTGTCCTAGTGATGATAAATGGCATATGATTGAAAATAGAGAGGGAATAGCTGAAATGATTCCACAATTGGAAGAAGAATTCGAACATTTAAATCAATCAGAAGTAGATGAAGCTTACCATATTGGTGATAATAAAGAATTAATTCAAAAAGAAATGGAAAATAAAGAAAAAATTAAAGAAGGTGAGGACCAAGTTAGTTACTTAGCAACTGCCTTGTACGATGTTTGGAACAAAGGTTCACGCAAGGTACCCGTAAACTTCGAAGATTTAGCTCAATCACTTGTTAATGGTATGTTTAGTGATAAAGCTGAAAATTTAGATGAAGCATTCATCAACCGAATGAAATACAAAGCCGGTATTATTAAATAAAAACGTTTTGGGAAAATTTGACCTAAAAAAATACCTTGTCGAGAATAAACTTACTCGAATTTCTAGATTACTAGAAGAGGCTTTTGTATCCGCAAAAGGAGACATAGGTGGTTTAGATAATCCCCTTACAACAAACAACGCTGAGTTTGATGAGAGTTTAGATTCATTAATTGAACTTACTCAAAAACTTACTCAAACAAAAGATTTAGCATCTACATTAAATTACTTACTTAAGTTTGGTTGGTCAATACTAGTAGATATCCAAAATGATAAACTAGATGATGATGCTTATACTAATCTTTATGTTGAAACTGCTCAACTACTTAATAGTGGTGATTTAAGAAAAAGTATAGAAAAATTTAGAGACCATTTAACTAAGCTCGAAACACTTTATACCGGATCAGACATAGATCAGGAAATTGATCTCCCAACTCAAGATAAATGGGGATTAAGAGACTATGTTAAAGACATAAACACAGGTAATCCAAACTCAGGCAACAAACGTTTTGCTTTAAGAACAGCCCAACAAGTCCAAAGAGAATTAGATATTCTAAACGGCAAAATTGAAGGTCAAAGATACTATCCTGGATACAGCAAAGAAGAAATTGAAGAGTTTAACAGAGCAATCCAATTAATTAAAAACGAATACTTAGCTTTATCGGCTGCTGAAAATTAAAAACCTACCTTGTCAAGATATCATTTGGAATTATTCTAAATGAAAGAAAGGAGTGGCTTTGCCACTCTTTTTTTGTATATTTATGACATAATGAAAGAGCAAGATAAATTTAGTGGTTTAAGTAAAGGTCAAGTGAAACAAATCATTCGACGTAATATGATTACTAAAGTAAAACCTAGTAAAAAGGTTTACTCTCGCAAAAACTTAAAAAAAGATTTGGCTTCCTGAGGGATTGTTCGTATATTCACGGCATAATAAAGGTTATGAAAGAAAATAAAGAAATATTCCAAGAATTGTTCAATGTGTTAGAATCAAATAACATCGATATTGAACGTGATTGTGATTTTACTGATGGTAAGTTTGTTACTATCGATTCTCCCAATGTTAGATCAGGTTGCTATAATGGTGTTGAAGGTTTTTATTTCAACAAATCCGATTATGGTTTCTTTGATGTTGAATTTGTCAAGTCATTGTTCCCTATGAACCTTCAAGGTAAAGAAATTGAATTGGTCGACGTTTCCGATATGGAAGTAGATGACGATCGTATGTGGAAATCAAGTATTAGTTTTATTATTAAATAAGTTATGTTAGCACTCGCATTAATTATTATTATTTTATTTTTGTACCAAATCAACGAAAAACTCAAAAAATAAGTTATGAAAAACAATTTGCTCACTGAAGACGAAAAGAACATGATTTCAAACATGTTAGACAAACTAGATCTAGAAAACAACATTGATAAAACAGACGAACTCTATGATTATTTTGTTGAATATTTTGAAAACCTAGAATGTGTTATTAACAGATATTCAGCAGAATAAAAATAAAAGTTATGAAAAAAACAAATGTTATTACCCCAATGTGGCAAAACTGCCAATCAATTCTTAAATCTGGTGATTTAGAACTTGCCGATAATGAATTGATGAAATTGATTTATAAACTAGCCGATTACACAATCAATGGCTACAAAGATGCCGACAAAATTGAAGGTGTAAAGCTCGAAACGTGGAAAGAGCGAGTATGGTTTGCTATTGAAAATGCTGGTTTGTTGCCCGAATAAGTTATGACTGCTGAAGAAAAACAAAAACTATACGAGGAATTGTCTTATATTCTAGAGTTGTTGGATAGTGGTGATTTTAATCTAGCATCTATGACTATAGAGGATCTAATTAATCAAATTAAAGACGGAGAAATATAATGGGAGAAAAACGAGGTCAAACCGAAAAACTAAAGTATGATTTTAACACTGCTCGTGCTGTATATTTTAAAAGAGGTGAAAAATACTCGAGGGTAACAGAACGCGATTTTAGATCATTTAATGGTAAGCGTTTTATTTTAATTGATGGTGAATACAAACCATATGAAGGTCCTATTTACTATTGGAATACAAACAAACTATGTAAAGAACCTGTTGGTGTGGATCAAATTCAATATGCTCATGACATGCCTTGGAAGTCAATGGTACGTCCACATGAAAGTCACTTGCTTTAGGGATATGTATTAACATGAGCAACGAAGAGTTATTAGAAGAAATTTATTACAAAGCAGCCCAAAAGGGGTTTTTCAACGAGTTACACGATTTAGTAGATAAAATGAAAGTGGAAACACCAAATAAAAACATTGTAGATATAGTTCAAATAGCCTACAAAAAATTGAAGCTTTCTCAACTATCCCGCACCCTTTAATCCGTATATACACCTTAACGTGTCCCCCCAAAAGAAAATACATATATTAAATCAAATTAAAGTTATGAATACATTTACTTACAATCTAAGTGAAACAGAATTTTTAGTGTTCCACACCACCCAATCCAACTTTGAGTTGTATAGTGGACACGATGGTTCAACTGACCGAACCAAAATTGCTACGTACCAAACTGGCAAGTGGAAATTCGATGATTTTCAGCAGAAAAAGTTGTTCTGGTTTTTATTCGGAATTTATAAGCAAGAGTTTGGAAAAGCTTTAAAAGCGTATATGCGTTCGTTGAGAGAAAAACCATCAATGTATGAGTTCAGTTGTGTGACTAGGAGAATCAATATTAAGGTTACTAGGATGAAACGAGGCTGGGAAAATTGGTTTTATGGCTTTTTTTGGCAAAACAGAAAATGATAGATTGGTTTATATTCATTGGGGTTTTGTTTGGTGGGTTTGTTGGAGCTAGGCATATGTGGCTTTTGTTAAACAATCCAGATACAAAAATCAACGAGTCGAACATCAGATTGGCTTTTTGGGGAACTATACTCGGTTTAGTTTCGTTGTGGGTTCATGGTGTTTGGGGAGTGTTGGCTAGTTATTTAATGGGATTGTGCTTCGGATTAATCGGAGTAAATTATATGTTTGAAAAAAGAAAATGAAAAAATTGTTATTTGGATTGGTTTTTATGTTGGCAAGTAGTTTGTCAGCCCAATCGTATTTGAGAGCCGAAACCTTTACTATGGGGATTAGGTCAAATGAGTATTCTCCTATTCAATGGGGTGAAAGTAATGCATGTTCAATTTTGGTTGAGCTTTATGAGACTAAAGTTGTTATTAACAGTAAAGTAACACAAACGTATTATGTGGTTAATCAAGCATATAACGGAAATGGTATCGTATCTTGGATGTGTAAAGATGCTAATGGTGTTATGTGTAAATTTGTTATGATGAATATGGTTGAATACCCTGGGTATTTGGTTTGCCAAGTAGAGTATAATGATGCTCTTTGGTTTTACGTTTGTACAAAAGAATAATATGAACATTATACAGGTAATAATTTTTGGGTTATTTGTGGTAGCTACAGGGTATGCTATTTACACCTTTTTAAAAGAATTAAGAGACAATAAATGAAAAAATTAATTTTAGGTTTAGTTGCGTTTATGGTTGCGATGTCTGCCAACGCACAATGTGATTGGAGTGGAGTAAAGGTAAAACAACAAACCTTCCGCAACTATTACAAGTTTTATGCTGATGGATTAGATTCAGACAGCTGCACTGATTTCTTTTGGTTGTTTAGTTACAAAAACGCTAAAGGACAAATTATTACTGACACTTTTGGGTACAGTCAAAATATTGTTGACTTTTATTTGAATTTGAAAGGTACTTCTAAATTGCGATTGCACGCTGTCAATCGTTGTGACAAATGCGACACTACTTGGAGCTGGTATTTAGAGCAAGCAATTTTCTTGAATGCTAACTGGGGTTACGGTGAACGTACTTGTAAAAATTATGTTTTTGAAGCTAACAAGCTAAGCAATCAAAAAGAAGAATGCGTTCAAATTTACTGGTACATGTACGACTACCAGGGTAATGAAGTCGGTTATGATTCAGGTTACCGAATTGAGTTTACATTCCCTTGGGAAGGCCAGTTTGATGTTTACTGCCAGTGGTGGAATCATTGCCTGAATCAAGATACATTCTGGGGTCAAACAATTGATGTGTATTGTGATTCAACAACAAACAGATTAGTTCCAATTACACCTTCAGCACGTGCAATGGCTCGTCCTAATCCTACTAGCTGTGAATTCTATATTACAAACACCAGAGCCGTTTATGAGTATATGATTGTAAATCCAGCAGGTACTATTATTGCCGTTGGTCATACAGACCCATTTGAGGAAGTACGAATTGAGACTTGCCTTTGGCCTAATGGAGTTTACTACCTGTTAGTAGAAGGATTGGGTCGAGAACTAATAATGATTCAACACTAAAAGTAATTTCTAAGTAATATTACCGTAATCGGTTATATGTGTGAGGTCGCTATTTATTAGCGACCTTTCGCATATGTTATTATTCGTTGCAATTTTAAACCTGTTTCAAACCGATACAAGTAAGATAGGAGAGGTTAGCATCTCAGTATCTGCAAAACAAGAGACTATCTCATCCACAATTAATTTTCAAAAGAAGAGCTTAGTAATTCTAGACATCGTTTCTTCAGAATCAATTAACAAAACACCTGACGCTAATATAAGTGGAGTATTAAAGCGAGTAGGTGGTGCTTCAATCCAAAACGATAAATTTATTGTTGTTAGAGGATTAGCAGATAGATACAATTCAGTATCATTAAATGGGGCTTTAATAGGTTCAACTGAACCAGATAAAAAATCATTCTCATTTGATTTAGTTCCATCTAATTTAGTTGACAATCTAACAGTCACTAAAACAGCCAGTCCAGAAATTACAGGTGAATTTTCAGGAGGCTTGGTTAACATAGTTACTAAAGTACCAAGCAGACAAATAAAACAATTAAGTTTGGGATTAGGGTATGGCAGTTTATCTACATTCAATAACGGATGGAAATTAAACACTGCCTATCTACCAACTGATTTCTTATCAACAAAACAGTTTAGGAGCTTGCCAACGGACGCAAGACGTGCTGAATCAGATAAAATCAGTTCGGTGTTCAATCCTACTCAAACTTTTAATATACCAAACCTATCTCTAAAATATACTTTAGGTGATAGAAAATATATAGCTAACCTAACTGTTAGAAAATCAACCAACATTACAACGAGCCAAAGACAGGATTACATGTCAGGTAGTGACTTAATGTATCAATACGTTGATATAAACTATAATAACGCATTAAACGTTGGAGGTATCATGAATTTTAAATTAAAATCGTTAGATTTTAAGAATACCTTTAATTACTTAGGTGAAAATTCAATTGTTGAGCGTAAAGGAATAAATTATGATAACCAGCAGTTAATTACTAGTACTAGTTCAAATCACACTAATAAATTTATTCTACTATCCCAGCTTAATAATAAAAAATGGGGTATTAACTACAGCCTACTTTATAGAACACAGCCTGACTATAGAATTAACCCGTTTGCTAAAAATATTGATTCAAAAGGTGACTCTAATTTTATATGGAGAGACTCATATAGATTCTGGAGTAGAATGAATGAAAATATTTTAGGTGGTTATTATAATGATACTTTAGGAAAAATCAAGTATGGTTTTTATGAGATGTTTAAATATAGAGGTTTTGGTGCTAGAGTGTTTAGATACGACAATGGGTTCATTTTAAATGAAATAACCAATAACACAGACAAATATAATGCTTATTCTAATTTAACATCAGGTTATGCCTCATATTACAACTCAAATGGTAAGTTTAGTTATTTAACAGGTGTTAGAGTTGAGAACCAATTATTCAGAGTTAATACTTACGACTTTGGAGGAACACCTCAAAACATAAACAGAATTTATTTAGACATTTTACCTTCATTAAATTTAACTTATGGTAAACTAAATAAAGTAAGAATGTCATTAAGCCAAACAGTTGCTCGTCCTGAATTTAGAGAAGTAAGTAACTTTGCATTTTATGACTTTGCTAGGAATGCTCAAATAATAGGCAATCCAAACTTAGTAAGAACTAAAGTATTGAACAGTGATTTAAGGTATGAAATATACCCATCCAAAAATGAAATAATTACAGTATCGGCTTTCTACAAATACTTTATTAATCCAATTGAACAAACAGTTGATAACGGTTCAGTACCAAGTAATTTGATATTAACATTATCTAATTCACCTAAAGCAACTTTGTACGGAGGTGAAATTGAGGTTAGAAAAAATATAACTAAAGACTTACAATTATATTCTAACTTATCTTATTTCAAATCAACAGTAATAGCTAGTTCATGGTACAGACCATTACAAGGTCAGTCTCCTTACATTATTAATGCTGGTTTGTTTTATACTAAAGACAAATACTCAATAAATGTACTTTACAATCGAATTGGTGAAAGAATAGCTGCAGTTGGGTTTCAAGGTTATCCAGACATTTATGAGAATGCAAGAGACGTTTTGGATATAACAGCTCAATATGAAACTAAAAGAACAACAATTAAATTCACACTATCAGATCTATTATCTCAAAATTCTAGATTTTATCAGAAGGGCAGAGATTTGATTACTAATAACAACGAGACAAATATAAATTTGACTATAAATTACAAACTATGAAAAAACTATTGTTTTTAGCAGTTGGGGCATTGATGATGCTCAACTCATGCAAAAAAGATCCAATCGAACCAACAATTGATACGGTTTTAGTTGGAACGTTAACTCAAGACAAAACCTTGACATCAGACAAAGTATGGACATTAAAAGGCTACGTTTACGTTCCTGAAGGTGTTACTTTAACTATTGAAGCAGGAACCACTATCAAAAGTGACATTGCTGAAAAAGGTGCTTTGTGTATTGAAAGAGGAGCAAAAATTATGGCCGAAGGTACTGCTGATAAGCCTATTGTATTTACTTCTGGTCAAGCCAGTCCTGCACCTGGTGATTGGGGTGGAGTTATTTTGTTAGGTAAAGCAACTACCAACAGAACAACTGAACCAACAATTGAGGGTGGTATTGGAAGACCTTATGGAGGTAATGATGACAATGACAATTCAGGTGTATTAAAGTATGTTAGAGTTGAGTATGCCGGTATTGCTGCCTTCCCTAATTCAGAAATTAATGCTTTTACATTTGGTGCTGTTGGTGCAGGTACTACAGTTGAATTCTGTGAATCTTATTATGGTAATGATGATGCGTTTGAATTCTTTGGAGGTACAGTTAGTCCAAAGTACTTAGTTGCCGTTGGTACTGCTGATGATGATTATGATTTTGATTTTGGTTATAGGGGAACTATCCAATATGCTATTTCAAAACGTGATCCTCAATTTGTTGATGGTGCTGATGCCGGGAATGGAATTGAATGTGATAATGATGGAACTGGTTCTTCAGCTACTCCAACTACTCATCCAACATTATTGAACTTTACTTTGATTGGACCTGCTACTTCAAATGCTGCTGCTAATCATAATTTGGCTATGAGATGGAGACGTGCAAGTCAATTCACAGTTGTGAACTCTATCTTTTATGGATACTTAAAAGGTGGTTTAAGTTTAGAGAGTGATGAAACCGCTCAAGCATTTAAAGACGGTGTAAGCAAATTTGTAAATAACTATGTCTCGGCTGTTGATACTACTAAATTAACAATTAGTAAATCTTCAGTAATTGCTTCATCTGAAATGCCTGGTGTTGCTTCAACCTCAACATTCAGTACCTCACAAGTTGCTCCATTCAATAATATGTTTGAATCAAATACAAACATCGGGGCTATTCCTTTCGGTACACCAAATTGGTTATTAGGTTGGACTAAGTTCTAATTAAAATAAAATTATAATTTAATTTGGAGGGGCGTAAGCCCCTCTTTACATTCTGGTTATAAATAACAATATTTATTGACATGATTAGATTTATCCCCTTACTAAAAGAAGTAGCAGAAGGAGAGAAAAAAATATTATTTCCACTTTCTACAGGTGGAGCCAAAACATTAATTTTACTTCCGGGGTCAGGTGCTAATGGTGGACAAGGTAAAGGTGATTTTAATCAATTAGCTAAATCTTTAGGTAAAAATTTTTCAGTGTATACTGCTAATTTTTCTAATGAATTAGATGTAAGAAAATATGCTGAGGAAATAGCCGACGAAATAAAAAATAATCCTAATATAAAAAACTTTGCTGTTGGTGGATTTTCTATTGGTGGTGCTATGGCTTGGCATTTGGCTAGAGTATTGAAAGATTTAAAAGTTGATAAGTTTGCTAATAAATTGTTTTTTATAGATAGTGGAATTGCTGATTCAACAGATAAATTCGTTGATGATATGGTAGCAGGTAATACCCCTAGAGTAGCTATTGCCCAACCCTTAAGTGTATTTAAGAAAAATAGAGCAGGTAGTAACCTAACACCTAATGAAGAACAACAAATCAAAAACTTTTATAAAGATGCTGATTTAAATACTTTTAAAAAAGAAAACGAAGGTAATTATCTAGAGTATGTTGGTAGTAAATTTCCACCTGCTGATTCTGAAATTGAAAAACAGGCTAAAGGTATTAATCAAAAAGATCCTTGGGTAATTGAGGATAAGTATGATACTACAAATTTTGAAACACGATATAGTGTTAAACCTAAACAAATAAAAGGTAAAACTTTTAAGATAGGTGACCCTATGGATTATAAAGATTTTGCCGAAAGAGATACCAAAAAGAAAGTAGGTTTAGGTAGAGAATTATCAGGAGGTAAAAAATTAGGTCCTTTAAGTGGTGTTGAAATTATTTCTTTAATTGCTGGTGATAAAAAAGAAGGTAAAAAATCACCAGAGGAAATAGAGGCAGCAAAAAAAGAAGCAGCGAACGCAACCTCAGGAGCAGCATCAGATGTAGTAGTTATAGATGGAGCTACACACAACACTATAACTAAATCACCTAAACTACCATCAGCCATTTCATCTAAATTTTAATTTGGAAGGTCAAAAGGCCTTTTTTATATTATAGTTATGAACAAACTAGACGCTCAATATCAACAACTACTTAAAGACATACTTGAGTATGGAGTAGAAAAACAAGATAGAACGGGAACTGGAACTAAAAGCTTGTTTGGTTATACAATTAGGCATAACATGCAAGATGGATTTCCATTATTGACTACCAAGAAAATGGCGTGGAAGACGATGGTAACTGAGTTACTTTGGTTCTTAAAAGGAGATACTAACATTAAGTACTTAGTTGATAATGGATGTAACATTTGGAACGGTGATGCTTATAAACGCTACCATAATCATTTTGCAGGCCATGAAGATGTTCCAACTCAAGAATGGTTTATCAACGAAATTAAAACTAATGATGAGTTTGCTAATAAATGGGGTGAGTTAGGTCCTATCTACGGTAAACAATGGAGAAGTTGGACTATTAACGATGAACACATTGATGGCACAACTTATTTCGACTATCCTAACGTAGACCAAATCGCTAACCTTATCAATGATCTTAAGAATAATCCCGATTCAAGAAGAATGATGGTTAATGCTTGGAACGTAGGTGAACTACCTGAGATGGTTCTACCTCCTTGTCATTATGGATTCCAGGTCTATACTAGAAAGCTAACTCCGGCAGAAAGAATGCTTGGATACAGACAAAAAGGTTACATTGAGAATTTAGATCCACTTGATTGGGCTCCTGAAAGAGCAATCTCATTAATGTGGAATCAAAGATCGGTTGATGCCTTCCTAGGTTTGCCGTTTAATATTGCATCATATGGTTTATTATTAACGATGATTGCTGAGGAAGTGAATATGGTGCCTGACCAATTAATCGGTAGTTTAGGTGATACTCATTTATATTTGAATCATATCGAACAAGCAAAAGAACAAATTGGAAGAAAACCATTTGAACTACCAACAGTGGAAATAGATAAGGTAGATGTATTGAAAGGTGAAGTAGAATTAGAATTAAAAAACTATCTACACCATCCTGCAATCAAAGCACCATTAAGTAACTAATATTTATGAATATGAATTATATAGATTCGGATCCTAGCCATGATTGGGGAATTATTAGAACCAATGAGGTAAATTACAATTTAACAGATAAACGTTTTTTTGTTGTAGATAATTTTTATGAGGATCCTTATCAAATTAGGGATTTTGCCTTACAACAAACATATTTTCCAGGTGAAGGTGCTGTTGGTCATAGAACTCGTAAGCAATTTTTATTTGATGGGTTAAAACAACAATTTGAATCAATAATGGGTATTCAAATTCAGGATCATACAGATGATGGATATGGTTGGTATGATATTGGGATTAATGGTCGTTTCCAATATTGTCCTGGTGGAACCCCTAGTGTATTTCATTGTGATTCACAAAAATGGGCAGCTGTTATTTATTTAACACCAGATGCTCCTCCACAAGGTGGAACTAGTTTTTTTAGACATAAAGAAACTAAAATTCACCATAATTCTCAAATTAATTGGGAAAATGGGGATGGAATGAAAGTGTTTAATCAAAAAACATTTTTAGATGGAACTCCATATGAAACAGTAGATACTGTAGGTAATGTATTTAATAGATTAGTTATTTTTGATGGTGGTTTAATTCACTCTGGAATAAATTATTTTGGATGGGATATTGAATCAAGTAGGTTGTTTCAAATATTTTTCTTTTGCTAATGAACCAAATTCCAGTTATAGGAACAGCAGTGGTAAATGGAGTCCACTGGGTTAAAAGGTTAATAGAAAGCGTAGATTTTCCTGTAGATAATTTTGTTATCTTTAACAATAATGGAAAAGGTGAAATTACTGAGCAACTAGATGAATTGTCACGTGAATTTTATCGTTATATAAACAAAGTAACCGTTTGTCACATGCCTTCTAATATTGGTGTGGCGGGAGCGTGGAATTTAATAATTAAATCGTATATGAAAGCTCCTTATTGGATTATTACCAACCACGATGTTGCTTTTGTTCCTGGTTTGTTAAAAGAAATGTTTCAAGTAGCCTCTAATCCTGAAATAGGAATGGTTCATCCTAACGGAGGTGATTTCGGTGATGGTAGTTATGATTGTTTTTTAATTAAAGATTGGGTAATTCAGAGTCATGGTTTGTTTGATGAAAATTTTTATCCTGCTTATTGTGAGGATGCTGATTACATAATGAGAGTTCATAATAAACCTTTTCAACGAGTAACTCAATTGTCTCAAGTTCATTTACATGGAGATGGTTTAGCTACTGAATATTATACTCATGGTGCTCAAACTAAAAAAGCTACTCCGGAACTAAATGCTCGTTTAGATAGTATAAACGAAATAAATTTTTCGTATATGAATCAAAAATGGGGAACAGGATGGAGAATGACTAATCCTTGGAAACATCCTATGAACAGAGTAGGTATTCCTTTAGGATACACTACTTATGATTTAGATTTTGTAAGAGGAAAAAATCTAGGATTTTAACTAAATTTGGCTTTTTAAATTCCTTTCATTATATTCACGTCGTAAAAATAAAGTTATGACAAATAGAGTTATTGAACTTGACCTTCATGGTGTTAGACACGAGGACGTGATTGACATAGTAGAGGAATGGGCTTTACTTTGGGATTATCGTGTTGAAGGTTTTAGTGGTAAAATTATCACTGGTAATAGTGCTAAAATGAAAACGTTGGCCGAAGGTGCTTTACGTAAACACAATTTCGATTACAGACATATGTCTGATGGTTCAATTCTAGTAAATGGAAAGTTATGGATAAAATAAGTTATGAAAATCGTTACAATGATGTTTTCACATTCACTAAACTAGAAAATGGTGATGTGTTGTGGGAAGGTAATTTTAAGTGGTGTCGTTTTGGATGGCCTAATGTTTATGATAGAGCATATGAGGCGTATTGTGCTGATGTAGACACTGATGATAGAATGGCAATGGGTGAATTCAAAAATGCAGTTCATGAGTATGATAATGAAAAAAGTGAATATACTCCACTAGCTAAACAATACCAAAAACTAATTTATTCAGATACTAAAAAAATAAGTATGGTTGACCCATCAGGTGGTCCTTATATTACTGAAGGTCAAATGTTATCTCATATTATTGGAGGTGATGAAATGAATGTGATTGTAGAGAGTTTTGAGCCAGTAGAAACAGGTTATTTGATTAAAACTAAACCACATGAATATGATCCGAATGATATGTCACATTTGGAGGATAGAGATATTATAGGAGGAATTATATGAGAATGAAAGTTGAAGTAAAAGATAATAAAACATTCAAACAACGTTTGGAGGATTTGAAATACACTATTTTATTTTGGAAGGGTCGTAAGATGAAGTATATTACCACCCGTAATTTAGAATGGAGCGATATTCGTTATATTTTCTTTCTAACTGAAGAGGACAAGTATGGA